AACAGAGGCAGTTTGAGAGTGTTCTCGCCTAATGTCCTAAGTAATAACTCTCAACTAAGAAAGGAAAACTAAGAAAATGGAAATCAGAGTAATCGTGTTTGATGGCGATATCACTAGAGCAATCGCTAGAGAATCTTTCAGAAGTGTGAAAGAACTAGAAGACTTCATGGCAGTAGTGAAGCAACTAGACCCCAAAGCAAAGTATTCACTATTGGAGGTAAAGAAGTGAACGAGGAACTATTAGCACCACTCTATGACCAAATGCTAGATGAAACGAATGAGCAGATAGTGATTGGGAATCTTCTGTATTCCCCGTCCGATGTTCTCAAAGCTGTTGATCCAATAGCCTATGAGCAAGGATTTCTTGATTACCTTGATTTCCTAATCACAGAAGATGAAAGAAAATATCCATAAAAAATAAATAAAAAAATCGGCGTGTTGATTTGACAATGCGCCGAAAGCGCCCGAGGGCGAAATGTCCGTTTTGTCGGTTTACGTACGATGTGAGTTTTCTCACAAAACTTTTTTTCAAAATGTCCGTTTTGATCGCATTTTGGATTTGATATTTTTCTGAGTGTGTGAGATACTTACAGAGTAACAGAAAAGAAAGGGGCAAAAAATGCTCACTGAAAAAAGGCTAGACATACTTATCCACGAATATAATGACGGGGGTATCCGTTCAGTATTTGGACTAACTAACTTTGAGCGAAGGGTGCTTATTCGCCACTTTGCTAAGACTAATCCTAAGTGCCCTTGTGATAAACCTCACAGGGCTTAGGCTTGCTATAAATAACTAAATCCGCTAGACTTGCTACATAACCTAAAGAAAGGGGCTAAAATGCCTACTTATACACTAACCGCAGAGTTTCACATTGAGGCAGACTTTGACGAGTTTCTATCACATGAAGAAAACTATGAGAATCTAATGATTCACATTGGAAACTCTCTACAGAATCCCGCTTTGGGAATCAACCTAATCAAAGTTACAGAAATAGAGGCAGACTAATGAATCTTGATGAATTCCGCCAATATGTAACGGCACAACGAAAAGAATCTATGGCGCAAGCCCTGACAGCCCTAACCGCTACAATAAATAACCCAACAGAAAAGGACAGCAAATGAAAATCAGACACTCACTAGAGTTTGAAACTGAGTTTATCGGAGAATATGCGGAGACTATAATCTCACGCTATTCAGAAGAGCAAATAAATCACATTCTAGTTTCTATGCTTCACGACTTGGTAGTTCCTAGACTCCAACCAACACTAGACGAAATCAACGAAAACGGCTCATGGGCTATTCTTAGGGTGGTAAAGTAGTGATGACTAGAAAAGACTACATAAAAACCGCAGACATTCTAAAATCATTCTCGCAGGAGATTCATCCGCAAGTGTTTGAGGATATTGTAGACATGTTCGCAGAATACTTTCATGGCGATAATGAAAACTTTGATAAAGCAAAGTTTGAAAAGCGTTGTGGTGTAGATGAGTTAGGACTCATTGACGCATAATGTGGATTAGCCAAATAGCGACGCTAGCAACTCTTTTCATTCTTGCTTATAGTTTGACAGAGTTGTTAGCGATCCATACCGCCGAAAAAATTGAAAAGAAAAATGTAGGAAAACAAACTAACTGGGATTAGACACGCCCGACTGCGCCCGAGGCGTTTTCCACAGGTTTATCCACAGCTGTGATTTACGTTACACTTTACGGCTTTCCCGAAACTTTTCCCAAAATTCGGCGTGTCGTTTTGATATTGTCGTAGGGCTGTGATAGGTTTGTCTTATTGGACGAAAGGAAAACTATGACCAACTGTATTATCTGTTCAGATTCAGGAGAGGTGTTCTACCTGTTTGATGATGAGTATGCTATTGAGTATTGCTCATGCGAGGCAGGATTTGAGAAATATGAGGAGCATGAGTTATACTTGCTTGATTCATTGTTAGAGCCTGTTACCGCAGGACAACTATTCACAACACCAGAAGCACGATAGAGAGGAAATAAAATGGGAAGCAACTTAGCAAATGAAATGGCAGATGGGACACTTTCTGACTTGGGTATCATGCTAGATATGGAAACACAGATGAGGATTCACCTGACTTCTAATCTATACCCTCCCGTCCCCACTATCATGATTCAGCCATGTATTGAGGCTATTGATGCCGTCAATGACGCAGGGCTTTGGAACTTGGAGATTCCACTACCAGAAGGCGTGTTCTACAAATACCAGAATACTGCCCCTGCTCATGCTATTATTGAGAACCACCGCCTAGAGGCTTGGATTATTGAGAGAGAGGAAATCTAAATGGAATACGCATACGCACTAACAACTTGGTATGACGATGAACTTGTATCAACACTTAGACTTCATGACTTCATGGAGGCTCATGATGCTTGGGCTAAGTGTAAGGACTATGGAAATGCGAAGGTATATGCTAGATATAATCTAACAGACCCAACAGGTAAAATGTTCACTAAGACTTTCTATGCGAATGGCGAGGTAGTTATAAAATGACTGCTACAATAAACGACATGGAAACACGCTTTGCAGATCTCCTCTATCCTAATCAATTGATGGAGGGCGATCTAATCAAGGTTGAAGGTGAATTCTTCACTATCAAGAGTATCAATGAAGGCGATGAAGGGTGTAATGTCGCTATGCTTGATGAATATGAAGAAGTTATTGAAACATTCTTCTTTGATGATGAGCAAGTTGAACTCTATGTATATGTAGAGTAAAAGCTCCCCAAAGGGGCCCCGAGCCGTTTTGTCCGTTTTGCCCCCTTTACGTAGAAACACCTATTTACGGCAAGTTGATATTTTTTCCCGAATCTGCTAAGCTTGGTTTATTCAGAAAGGGACACCATGCTAAAAAGATCTATGGACAGAAAAGTTACTAATGCCGTTTCACCTAATGGCAAGACACCTACTATTGCTAACACTTTCGGTCTACCCGCAGGAAAAGAATATTCATGTCCTGGACAGACACCTACATGCGCCAAAGTATGTTATGCGGGTAAGCTAGAAAAAATCTACAAAGGCGTTAGGGATGTTCTAATGCATAACTGGAATCTATTGAAAGATGAAGATATTCAAGGCATGTATTCTCTACTTTCAGATATGATTGCAGAATTCAAGAAAGATTGTGTAAAGCGTAATGCTAAAATGTTATTCCGCATTCATTGGGACGGTGACTTCTTTAGTGATGAATATGCACGTGCATGGCGTTTAGTTATTGAAGAACAGCCTGACATTCAATTTTGGGTATATACACGTGTAGCTTCTGCAGCTAATATCCTCAAGGGTATTGATAACTTATCCTTATACTTCTCAACAGATCAAGATAACAAAGACATTGCCGTTACCCTCGCTAGCAAAGAAATAAGATTGGCATACCTTGCTGACACTTTCGCAATAGGGCAGGCAGACATGAAAGAGATGATTGGCAGGGTAGGGGCTAAGTGTCCTGAGAATAAGAAAGCTATTCCTCTCATATCAGAAAAGGGATCTGCTTGCGTATCGTGTGGCTTGTGCGTTTACCAAAAATCTGATATAGTGTTTAGCGCAAAGAAGAAATAAGGGGGGCTATGCTAGAAGTAGTAATCCTAGGTCTAATATTCCTCATGCTATTGGGCTTGGGGGACAACAAGTGAATAATCTCAAAATATGAGAAATATCAGAAATAACTTGACGGACACAAATGAATAATGCGATAATAATACTATGGCAACAACAACAAACAAAGGAGAAAGAAAAATGGCAGTATCAGTAGCAACCTACAAGGTAGGCGATACCTACACCTCTCAAAAGAGCAAGGTCACAGGTATCATCAAGGAAATCATCCCAACAGACAAGAACACAGTTCGTGTGAAGTTGGATGTTGAGGGTAAGGTTCGTTGGACTACTTGGAAGAACAAGTCTAACTAGTTTAGCAAACGCTAACGCCACCTGAGCAAGTGGAGGATAAACTGCTCAACTTGATTTTATCTTGGCAAAATGCTAAGATTTATACCACCAAACAGAAAGGGAAAAACAAATGGCAAGAAGCAAACCGATTAGCGTGAAAATCGCTACTGCTAAGGTTATCAAAGCCTTAGAAACTAAGTTGGCACAAATCAAGGCTGACTATGCTAAGCAAGATGAGAACGAGGCTAAGTATAAGAAGGCTACTGAAAAGTGGGAAAAGGAAGTTGCTAAGTTAGCCGTATCACAAATCGCTAAGGCTAAAAATCTTCGCACAAGTTATCGTGCTTGGAATAATAATCTCAATGTTGATTTTGACTTAGACCTCAATGGGCTTGATTTTCCAGAGCAACCTGAGCGTGAGCATGAGCAAATCCACCGCCACTCATATAACGAGATGGTAGAGGAACTTGAGAACGCTATTCGTATTCTCAAAATGACGGATGAGGAAACAGTTTCCACATCTACATATAACGCTATCGCTCGTTATCTCTAAACGAGATTTGGTGCTGGGTATCACCTAAGGTAAAACTGCCCACAACAAAACACCTAACAGAAAGGAAAAGCAAATGACTCTAGGAGGATACACATATCAGGTAGGAGATCTCTTCACTACTAGCAAAGTGGGAGTAACTGGAAGAATCAACTCTTTCACACCTATCCGTAGAAATGTAACTCGTGTAGGTCTAACACTTAGCAACGGCGCAAAGCGTTTCGCTATGGTAAAAACTTACTAAAACTAAAAGTCCTGAGCATGACTATAAACTGCTCACTTCCCCGCCAAATGGGGCCCGAGCTCTTGTGATCCTTCTCACACGGGGGCTTTACGGGATAAGTTGTATTTTTCCCAGATTAGTGCTAAACTTGGTATATACAGAAAGGAAACCACCAATGAGCGCAACAGCGTTAGCAATAGCAGAAGCAAGCAAGGAAGCATTACATTCACCAGATGTAGTAAGCGCAGTCAAATACATATTAGAGAATAAGAATATTCTTTCTGAAGAAGAAATGATGAGAGAAATGTTTGTTTACTCAACACATCTAACAGCACTAACAGCACATCTTGTTACATCAGTATTATTGACTGAGGAACAGTTTGACGCTATGCTTGATGAGGTTAGAGAGTTTGATGAACTTGGAAAGGAAATGGAATAATGCAAGACACACAACTAACAACACTGTACGTCAACTATCTCGTGGAGGGCTTGGAGCAAAAACCTACTGGAGAGATTGTGCACCATATGCTTACTAAGCATGACATCAATGAGATGTTTCGTAAGAAGCAGTTTACTGAGTCATTCCTAGCAGCCGCTGAAAAAAAGTTAGCACAGATTCAAGACAATCTAACTGCAGATGGCTGGTATAACTCTGATACCTCAAAAGAAGACGTTCTTAGTCAACTTTGCGAGATTATTGGCTATGAAGCAAAAACAACTCTCAACTGGGTTGCAACAATCAAAGTTGAAGGCAGCACTGAGGTACCGCTGAATGAAGTTGATTCATTTGATTTGCGTTATTTCTTGAATGATGATTTGACGGTAGACATTTACCATGGCGATACCGTTATCAACTCTCACTATGTTGATGACATAGATATGGAGGAATGGGAGTAACAAATAATCTTGGGCCCTGGGATCTGTGGTGGTGTCCTGGGGCCCCCGCTAATTAACTCGGGGGCGATTTGTCCTATATGTCCGATTTACGATTTACGATTTGTATTCCCAGATTTTGTGTGCTAAGATTGCTATAACTAACAGAAAGGTAATAAAATGGCTCATGAACTAGAAACTCAAAACGGTGTTGCATCTTTTGCATCTTTCCGTGAACCTGCATGGCATGGTTTAGGAACAGTATTTACAGAAGAAAAGAACACCGCAGAAATGTTGGCTGCTGCTAACCTAAATAACTGGAATGTTCGTCTTGTAGATGTTGAGATTCCTAACACCCTTACATCAGATAAGTCTTATCAATATGTTGTAAGAACTAATCCTACTAACAATAACCAGACAGATGTTTTGGGTGTTGTAGGTGAGCGATATGTTCCATTGCAGAATGAAGACCTATTCGCATTTGGCGATAACATTCTAGATGGTGGCGGTAGATGGGAGACCGCTGGCTCAATCAAGGGTGGTCGTGTAGTATTTGGCTCTCTTGCTCTTGAGCGTGAGACAGTGCTAGACCCTAGCGGTGTTTCGGATAAGGTCAAGACTTATCTTCTCATCAACACATCACATGATGGCTCTATTGCTATTCAAGCATCTATCACGCCAGTGCGTGTTGTATGCGCTAACACTCTCAATCTTGCATTGGGTAGTAAGCGTGGCAAGAATGCAATCAAGCAATCATTCAAGATTCGTCACACACAATCTGCTAATGGTCGTGTGCAGATTGCTCGTGAGACTCTTGGTCTTGCTAATAAATACATGGATGCTTTTGATCTCATGGCTAAGACCATGATTGAGAAAGAAATCACAGCGCAACAGTTCAACGACATTGTGCTTGCGATTTATCCTAAGCCAGAAGATGAGAAGAAAATCGCTCTCACTAAGTGGCAAAATAAGATTGACCTCATCAATGATATTTACACAGGTGAATATAACGGGATGATTGCTAACACCGCATGGGGTGCAATGAATGCTCTAACCGAAAGATTAGATTGGCATCGTTCTGCTCGTGGTGGTAGTAATGAATCCGTCCTTGCTGCTGCTTCTGGTTTTGATGCTTCTATCACTGCAGAAAAGAATCGCATATTGCAAACAGTGCAGAATGTGCTAGCGATTGCATAAGTAAATCGCAACTCCTGAGCAAGAGTATAAACTGCTCACTTTTTCATGCGATCATGGGGCCCCGAGTCGTGTGATTTTTGTCACAGCTCATTACGTACTAGATTAGATTTTTCCCAAATCTTTATTACGTTGACCTTGCTTTTTTCCCCCAAATATGGGATAATAAAATATCTCACAGAAAGGGAAATAATGCTAGGATATATAGAAACAGATGTAAGAGATATGATTGATGCTCTTGATTCTGTGCTTACGACTATCAACTCAGATGATGACCCATGGTTATATAATAATACTTTTAGAGCCAAGGACCTATTAGAAGGTTTGTTAGCAGAGGGGCATATCTAATGCTACAGCTTGATGAGTTTATTTGTTATAACTGTCTTGAAGAAGACCTTATAGATCTAATGTGTAATACTTACGAGGGTAAATGTAATACCTGCTGTAACTGTGGGTGTGGACATATCTAATGTGGGGTAAGTCACACTCCTATACCTTGCCAAATACCACCAAATATGCGATACTTGGAATATCAAACAGAAAGGATATAACATGGATGTAATAGTCACTATTTGCTACTCTACTGATGACGAGGATGTAAATGCCTCTGTGTCTAGTCTCTTAGACAATACCCTGCCTTATATGGCAGACAATGTAGATGTTGTCTGGAACATTATTGGAGAAGATAACTAATGCCAAACTGGGTATTCAATAATCTAATGATTCAGGATTCAAACCCTGAAACTGTTCATCTCATCAAGGACCAACTCAATCGTCCATTTGAGAGGACATACCAGCATAACTGGAATGTACAAACACAACAGTTTGAACCTAAGACTGTAAAATATAATAATCCTATATTTTCATTCTGGAATATCAAGGCTCCTACTGATATAGAGGCTTATGAGAAGCAGACTGATTATTCTTCCCCCACCCCTTATTCAGGTAATGATTGGTATTCCTTCAATAACCGTGAATGGGGTACTAAGTGGGATGTTGCTGTGCCAGATGAAGGTGGCGATAGTGATACCTGTATGACTGACTTCAAAGCAGACGGTGTGGATAACTGGGTGGGGTATAGATTTGATACCGCTTGGGCTCCGCCTGTACAGGCTATGTTACATCTATCTAATCAGTATCCAACTGCTGTACTAACTCTAACTTGGGAAGAAGAGCAGGGGTTTGGTGGGGAGATAGAGTTTGTGGCAGGTGAAGTCACATCTGATATGTCTTATGAATCACGCTGTAGAGACTGTGATGAGTATGATTGTTTAGAGTATTGTGATGACTGTGGCGAGAATATTTGCAATAAATGCCACTATATGGGTGAGGTAGACCTAGAGGCAGTTGCGGAATGCGACACTCATAAGGTATTCTTGACTCCTGAGTTTGTACCTGACTATAGATTGGAGAAACTAAAGTGACCAAAGCAGAACTAAAGAAACTCATGGCTAAGTATGACTATGAGTATGATAATGACGGACAGATAATCTTCTACACAGGGTGGTATGAAACCAATGACGGAGAACTAACAACAGAGCCACAGGAGGATGAAGATGACCTTTGATGAAATGGTAGCGCAGGTGCTACCTATATTCCCTAATGCTATCTTTGGCGAGATTGACGGCGAGATTGTTGTATCAACAGGCTCACAACTCATCAACGATGAAGTAATCCCATTAGAGGATTATAATGTCTGACCAATACATGGAATATGTCAAACTACATATGCTTAGTTTGGAACAAGACATGCAGAAGTTAGAGTCTGAGGATATTGTTCCTTATAGGCAACTGGAGGCTGCTTGGTCTACCGCTGCACATTTGCTAGCAGTATATAGTGATATCAAATACAATGGAAGGGAATCATGATTATCGCAACAGAGTTAGATGACCATGTTCAAAAGGCTGTGGACGCAGGTTTGTCTGGTTTGCATATTCTCCATGGTGAGATGAACCGCATGCTTGTGGAGGCGGAGGAAGAACTAATCCTAGCACAGGAAGAAGAGGAGCGTTCTGGAGAAGCAATGGACTCCATGGAGCGAAGGTATTGGGAAGGACAGTGTGACGCTATCCAGGCCCTCTATACGCTTGCATATGGGCTCTCTTTTGCTATAGGTGAAGAATCTCCCAAGGCTTTTAGAACTCCAGGGGAAAGGGCATAGAATGGATGACTATTGTGATCATGTATATGATTCATACTGTCCCAAATGCGGGATTGAGGGGGAAGAATAATGTGGGAGCAGTTGACACTACCGCTGGATTTTGATAACATGAAACAAACTAACAGAGAGGAAGAATAACCATGGGAGCACGTTGTACATTTGTATTCAAACAGTCAGAGGAGCAGGCTGTAGCGCTTTATAGTCATTGGGGCGAAGACTCCATGTATGTTGATTTGGCTGGGGCATTGCAACATGCTAAGCCACGTATTGATATGCCAGATGTAGCATATGGGACACGTATGGCAATCAGTTACTTTCTTCAAGATGAACTAATGTCAGCGACGGGATATGGAATCTATGCATGCAATCCTAATGATTTAGGTTTCATGGACCACCCAGTTATCATTGATTTAGTAAATAAGACTGTTGAAGATGATACTGGAACGCATTCAATAGATGAGTTTATTACATATCATCTAGCAAAGGAAAGGTTTCTAACGAAAGCCTAGGAGTGGTGACCCTAGGCACGAGGGTAGAGCGCAGGTCATCCTTTCGCTTGCGCTCCCCTCACTTATTTGATAGACTGGAGGGCTATGAGACGACTACGACTACCAACAAGCCAAGAAGAGAGGGTAGCAAAAAGTATTGGCAAACTACTATCTGACTTTCATTTAGATTTAGAGCAGGTAGGAAAATATATTGCTCACGCATTACCGCATACTATTTATGTGAGAGCAGTAGAAGTTTTGGAGGCTAGCCAATACAACAAAGAAGTTGCTGAGTATAACGAACGCAATAAGTATTATCAGCAAGAGCGTTTGTTCTAGTTATAAATCACGGTGCCCCCGCAGGGGTGCCGTGAAAGCCCCCGAGGTCAAACCATACAAATCGGACATTTACGACATTAAGAAAAATTTCCCAAAATGTTATTACGAACGATCATAAAAAAATCCCAGAAGTTTATCAAACTTTTTAATATTTGTCAAACAGTGATATACTTTTATGTATGACCGATATTGACAAACAATTTGATATCCTAGCTAGCTTCTATCTTAATTATAAGGATGATTCTAATACTAGGGAATTTATAGAGTTTAATGATATTGGACTACCCCTCGCATTTTTGACGGCAGAGGGATTATGTCAACCAACAGAAATAGCTCTCATATATGTCCAAGAAACCTTTGCTATGCTATTGGCTACATTGGGTATAGAGGATACAGGGTTTAATAATCTTGATCATATGTTAGCTACCGCCGAAAAAGCGGGGGAAAAATAATGTCACCTAGAAACTATTTCTTCCAATCTCAAAACAATCCATACTTCCAATCACACGAGTATAAACAAAGCAAGGAATATAGGTTTGAACAAAAGGCAGAAAGATTATTTGGCCGAATTTGGCGGGGGATTAAGAAGATCCTCTGGCCCTTCTAGTATAAAAGACATTACGAACGACCTCTAAAAAATCCCTGAAAGTTTTCAAACATTTTCAAACATTTCTATATTGTTTTATAACATTTTGTTATATTTCTCATATGTTTTCAAACATTTTTATATGGTTTTATATGGCATATTTGGGGATATAAAGGTTTGACAATATAGGATGTTTGTGGTATAAGGTTTGGACATTACGAAGCCGCCTGTCTAAGATGCTTCATTCTCCACTTCTCTCCACTTTCCTCCACAAATAATACATCATAAAAATATCAGTAACATTTATCTGTGGATAAACCTGTGCATAACTTGTGGAAAACTCCATCATTTACAATGCTGTATAATGGTTTTGATGAAGAGAAAACTCAAAGATGGCAGGGAAGTTGAAGAATTAGACGAGCCCATAGCCCTTATCATATGGACAAAAGTACCAGAGAAATGGGAAATAACAGACCTAGAAAATGGCAAGGTTTTCTTGGGCAATAAGGAAAAACATCCATCTTTTGCTAGTATGTTATTACAACGTGTGAATCTAGGACGTATAGGGCAATGGAAGAGAATGTAGCTTATTACGAATACCTCGCAAAAATTCGTAAAGATAATAAACAGTTGTTTGAAAAATGTCAAGTATGTTCAAAACCATCAATAACCGTAGAATCAGATGGATATAAGATTTATCCTGTTTGCCAAGACCATATTAGGGTAGATTAGTTTCTTCCTTATAGGATTCTTCACATAGGGGACAATAGGAGTTATAAGGTTTCTTATTCATACCCCCCAAAAATGCACGACCTTGCTCGTGTAGATCAAGATGAATATAATCTAACTTACCATACAAAATAGGTACGAGCTTTGTGCGACACTTTGGGCAATTGCTAATAAACATTACGATAGTCTATCATAGGTTTGCAGGATGTAGCAAATTGTTATATAATAGGGATATGTTTAATTCTAGAGGAATCCCAACTGCTGCGTGTCCATGCTGTGGCTCATCGCTTATCCGCATTACCGCTCAGTTTGATCCCAACAGCTATGAATTAATATCATATCTATTAGACGATGCTCAATGTGCTGATTGCCAGTGCCTTCTTACTGCGCCAACACCACTAGATCATCCAGAGGCGGTTTTATGAGAATATTAGTTTTGGCGCAAAGCCGTTCAGGTTCAACAAGTCTTTCTGCTTGGCTCAAATCTGAAACAGGCGAAGAAGTTATGTTGGAACCCTTTAACCCACATGCTAACACAGAAGAGCAGTTGGCAGCACAGTTAGAATGGGTTAACTCAGATAGAGGTCTTATCCTTAAGTTTGTTGATAATATGTTTCTTCAGGTCAATGCAATTGAATCTGTAGATTGGCTTATGTCAAAGTTTGACAAAGTAATAGGATTAACAAGAGAAGATGATGACGCTTGCGCTTATAGCAGACTAGTTGCACATCTTGCAAATGATTACAGAGGATCTGCAGATACAGCCGAAGTAGATAACATGGTCATTAATCAAAATGCCGATCTTCTCTCATCTTACAAGACACATGCAGCAACTCAAAAGGCATACATTCGTAACCTTGATATTTTTCAGATTACATTTGAAGAGCTTTATGAGCAGCAGGATGCAAGCAGGCTTATTGAATATCTTGGCATTACCCCCACAAATCTAGATTATTTGTTTGAGAATAAGAATCAGACCAATAACTGGAATATCTAATATGCTATCATATAGATATGGAAAAATGCTTTTACTGTGATCAAGACGCTCTTTATCATGATGTTGTAATTGATAGAGAAAATTTTGTTATTGCTGATGTTTGCAAAAAACATTTCTCAGTTAGCTTTGTGAGCTAATGACTTGTTCTTTTTGTAATCAAATATCATATACTTCCAAGATAGATAACAGGGGAGTTAAGTGGTATTTGTGTATGCAGCATTATAAAAATATTAACCTATAGCGCAACGGAGTTGCGTAGGGTGGTTTATTATTTCCTATTAGCGCCGAGCTTTAAAGCTTGACAAAGCCCAAATAACTTTGCTATAATATACATAGAGGGTTGATGAAAATCCCCTCTTTACGCTCCTTACCCTTTCTGGGGAGCGCTTGGACCGCCGAGATCCCTTTCTGTCTTGGCGGTCCTTCTTATTGTATAATGGTGTTATGTCAATAGTTGAGGATATCTATCCTGTGCGTAGAGATATTGATGATCATATAGATAACTTTGACGATCTGGGCATTGTTTGATATACTGTTTACGTGGCTGATCCAAATCAAACTCCTAAGCGTGGTAAGTGGGCTTGCCCATGTAGCGGCTGTCAAAAAGCTGTTGCACATGAAAGAGAACAATTAATTTATTTTCTTGAATATATGAAGCATAATGATTATGCTGAAGAATTTTATGATATGTTTATTGATATGATTAAAGCAAGAATGCCAAAACCAAAGAAGAAGTTATGAAACCATTATTTATTATTTTATTAATTATATTTGCAGCAGTTAACTATATGGCATGGAAGCAAGGCTGCTATTATTGTTGGCCTGGAAATCCTTATCCGAATGGAGAATAAAATGAACGAAAAAGAGTTTGACGTAGAGTACCCCATTGGTGATGGGGATATGATGAAACAAATAATAACTAGTATACTTACTGATACCCGCACAACTTTTGTAGAATTTGAGGTGAATGATGAGTAAATTTAAAGCTATAGCAGCAGTGGTTGGAGCTCTTGGTATTGCTGGCGCAGTATACCAATACTTTAAGAACGATCTTGATCTTACTTTTGGATTAGAGGAAGATGAAGATGGAGATGTTTGAATTTGTTTTGTTTAGTATTTTTGCAGTAATACTTACATCATTTTTAGCTGGCATACTTTATATACTATCAAAATAATGCACTCAGACAAAGATATTCTTGCAGCATTTATTGATATTCAAAAGGTAATGCTGCCAAAAATTACTATTGAAGTGGGTGCATATGATGCAGATTTTTCTAAGTCAATGGTTGGCATAGCGAAAGAAATTTATGCATTTGAGGCTAGCCCATTTGTGTATGAAAAATTTAAAGATATTCCTGGTGTAGACTACAGAAACTTAGCTATATCTGATGTATCTGGTGAGATAGATTTTGAAATACAGATTGATCAACATAAACTAACATCTAATAATTCAATAATGAAAAGAAATGATAAGGGAAATAAAGAATACATATCTGTAAAATCATCCACTCTTAACGAGTTGTTTGAAGATAAAAAAAATATAGCTTTATGGATTGACTGCGAAGGTGCAAATGGTCAGGTGCTCACGGGGGCATCAAGTATACTTCCAAATATAGGCAGCATATGTATTGAGGTTGAGACAGCAAGATTTTGGAAAGATCAATGGTTAGAGCAAGATGTCAAAGAATATCTTGCTGGTTTTGGATTTAGATTATCAATGTCTGAGCCACAATATACCAATCAATTCAATCAAATATATATAAGATGATATAATCTTACTATGACATTACATGCTATCTATACACTGAGTGATTCTGAGGCTACCCGCCTGACTCCAAATACTACCCATAGTGGTATGGACATTACGATACAAAACATAAATTCTTCGGGGTATGTGTATGTTGGCAACGCTAGCGTCACAACAACAGATTATGGATTTAGGATATTGCCTAATCATTCAATATCTTTTGAACTACCTGGTTTTGATGAACTATTTATCATGGGATCTGCTGATGGCTTACAGGCAGCAGTAATTAAAATAAATCTGGAGAAATAATGGCACGGTTTACACATCCCGCATTTGGAGATGTTGGTGGATTAACTACTGAGATTAAATCATACTCCCCAGTTTGGTCTGGTACTGGTCTTACGTTTAATAACAACCCTGCAACTGGATCTTATATTAAGATTGGCAACTTTGTCATTGTTCAAATAGATGTAGTATTTACAAGTGTTACTAATTTTGGTACTGGAGCATATTCTTTAACAATACCGTTTGCATCTAAATATCATACAGATGTTTATGGTGGATCGGTGCATGATATTACTAATCAGGGTACTGATCACTACAGTCTTAAAGGTCACTTAGTTCCATCTAGCACAACCTTTACAGTATGGGATATGGCTAGTGCATCAAAAGATGAACCAATGGATCATAACACTCCATTTAATTTAGCACAGGCCGATAGATTTCATATGTCATTTTCATATATCTGCGAATAACTTGACTTTAAAAGTTTAGCAGGGTACAATTAATACATGGCATCTAATCGGGTGGTAATTTGTGATATCTGTAATAAAGAAATTGAGGTGCGCTCTTCCTTTGCGTACTTTACACTAAACCGACATTTGAAAGAGCATAAAAATGGGTAATTGGACAGAAGAATTAACAGATGAACAAAAAAAGCAGGTGTGGGATTTCATTGTATTTACAGTAAAAGAGATTAGAGAACAGATTGCTCTTGATATTGAGTATACATATGAAGTCTGGGCTACACATGGTAAAGCAAAGAGTAGGCAGACTAAGAAAGCATTTCAGGTGTCTGCTGATATTGCTAGAGGGCTAAACGAAGTTATAAAATAAATAAACTGGAACAGTAGCTTAGTTGGTTAAAGCCCCGAACTCATAATTCGGTCATCGTAGGTTCAAGTCCTACCTGTTCCACGTTTGGAATGCGGCTGGCTGGTGGTCAGAAGGTGTCTTATAAGCATCTTGGAGTTTGGTTCAATTCCAAAGCATTCTACTGTCCCTATAGCTCAGTTGGTAGAGCAGCAGACTTTTAATCTGCGGGTCCTTGGTTCAAACCCAAGTGGGGACACTGAGCCCCTATAGCCCAGCGGTAGAGGCAGACGACTTAAAATCGTCCAAGCGTTGGTTCAAATCCAACTAGGGGTACTGTATGGTATAATTTAAAAATGAAATTAAAAATTCAATATTATTTATATAAAATATTAAAAATTTTTAAAAGAAAGAAAAAAATAAAGCATGCACCATTTGTCTACTAATATATTTGATCATCTTGGTTTTGCATTTGGACTATACAATAAAAATTTTATACATAACTATATTAAATTTGATAAAGAAGACATATTGTTAAAAATTGATTATCATCAAAATAATTATAGATACAGAGATTTAAAAGATATAGTTGAAGGATCTCCATGTGATATTTTAGCAATAGGATGTTCTCAAACATTTGGTGTTGGAGTACCTGAAGAATATATTTGGTCATCAATTATTGAAAAAACAACTGGAATGAAGGTGGCAAACCTAGGTATTTGTGGTGGTTCTGCAGAACAGATAGCCGCATCAGCAATAAGTTATTTAAATATTGTCGGTAAGCCAAAATATATTTTTGCTTTTATGCCAGACTGTTTGAGATATTTCCATACGATAGATAGAATTTTTTATAAAAACAAAAAAGATCATTTTTTATCTAAAAAAGATGTAACTTATATTACAAGTTCACAATTAAAAACTATGGATTTTGAAACTGGAGAGCTATACCTAAAAGATTCAGTAGTAAAATTTCCTGCCGTCGTAGAAGATATAATTCCTCCACATGAAGCTATTAAACAATATGTAAATGCACTATATATTCTAACAACCATGTGTAAACTTTTAGATATAAAATTTGTCTGGAGCACTTGGAATAATCTTACGGATAAAATATTTGAAGAAGTTTTTTTTGCAAGTGATGAATTTTGTATAAACCGTGACAATTTTTTTACTTTTAAAAAATTTAAAAATTGTGGATCTTCATGTAGTCTTGATGATTTAAACAAAGAAGATCATAAATGCAATTACATATGTTTAGATCAATTTAATATTAAAATAAAAGATGATTATAAGATTTTGTGGCATTTTGCTTCTGATAAACAACATATGGGAATACACAATCATGCACATGTAGCACAAGGATTTTTAGAATCAATAAAATAAAATTTATCGTCCAATTTTTGCTGATTGTTGATTGTTCCAAATAAAACTAGTCAATACAAATCTATCTGGACCATCATTGACCATGTTTATTCCATGCATATAGTCTTCAGTTGAAGGGAACTTTATCAAAGATTTAACTGGTGGATTAAACTCAATGTTAAATTTTTTAAAATAAAGTTCTCCCCCAGAATAATCGTCATTGAGATATAGCACCAACGCATGTGACAAAGATTTACTTTGTACAGAATCATAGTGCTCGTTTAAAAATGATCCAGGGTAATGTCTTTGAGCCCTAGATAGTAATCCTGGATACTCTCCCTTTTTCGTTACAAAATCGTTAATTCTTTTATTTATTGATTTTATAACTGGATGATCTTTTGGAAATTGATATATTCTATCTTTCCATTCATTGTTAGGTTCTTTTCCATCCCTGTCTAGATTGTATTGAAATTGATTATGATATGTTGCTTCCCAATCTTGCTGAGTCAATGATCTGCAAGTATTAATAAGATATTCATGCTCTTCATCAGTCAAAAAGTTTTCCCACAGCTCAATGCCAGGGGCTATTTCTTTACTTTTCATTCGTCTCAATCCTTGTTATTTCATCATTTATAAATTTAGCGGTCTCTTCTGGACCTGCCCCACGATATTGAAATATGCTTTCTTTATCAGAATTATCAATGAAGTTATAGATTGATAGATATTCTGGATATGGAATAAACGTATTAGAAGAAGCTACTAAAGAATTTATATAAAACTTACCACTTGTATCTTTTGCAAAATTACATAATTCTGCCCCATAAATATTCATTAATTTTTTATTACAAGTTATTACGCTTTTGCCATAATATAAAGATCCTTTTATTATATTTTTTGATATTTGTACCGCTTCGTTATTATGTGCAAGCATATCAATAACGATATCAATAATTGGTGATAATGGTATTTCATCAAAATTGGAATTTCTATCATAAGATATTAGTACATGTTTTTCTTCATCAATAATATTTATTAATGCTTGTGCAACATGCCCATTTCCAAGCAAAGCAATGTTCATAATTTCATTATATCATAGGCATAAATAAATTGTAGTAGAATTAAATACAATGGACAATAAAGAGATAAAAGAAATAATCTTTGATGCGCTGCAACATTCATATGCAGATGCTGTAATAGTTCATAAAATAGACAGTGAAAACTCTGCGATTGAAATGGACTACCACATGATCGCATATGCAATTATAGATAAACTAAATGAAAACAAATATCAAATAGTAAAATTATCTGAAGCATGAAAAAAGTTTGCAGAGTAGTTTGAATATTTACTTTTTAAAGTATTAAGATCATCATATAAAAAGTTTTCAATAATTTTATACACAGGTCCGTCATTTTTATTTAAATAATCTAAAACTAAATGTGGAGAATCATTAAATATTGTAAAGGATGCGTTTATATTTTCATTATGGCAATAACTTATTGTGTCATATGAATGTGCTTTTTCTTGATCATCAGACCCAAATACAATAAAGTATTCTTTGTCTTTTGAATATTGTGAAGTGTGAACATTAAAAGTTTTTAATCTTTCAAGAACAATTCTTAAGTATCCATCATACATATCCATATCCATCTTTTTTACAAAAAATTGTGGACAAAAAGCAAGGCACCTTTCAAACTCCACATAGTTAGAAAATTGAACTGCATTAAATGCCCCCATAGACATACCCAAAAGGTATATTTTTTTATCTTTAATCAAGTGATTTACTTTTTCTAAAATAAAATCTGCAGTAAAATTATTAAACCAGCTAACCATAAGATCAACAACATGTATGATATTTTTATCATTGCGGGTATAAAGGTAAAAGTTTTCTTTGGGTTCGGCTGGTGGCTTTAATCCATAAGCAAAAACTATAACTACTGAATCGCTGTTATTATCTATGTGAGATATTTTTATAACATCATCTTTATATATTATTTCTGTTTTATTTTTTAATTCTTTTATATCTAAATTATTATATTCCATCATAATTTAATTATAGCAGGCATTGGTGGCTTGATAGTTACTCAATGTACTGCTATAATTGAATAAATTGGTCTGTAGCTCAGTTGGTAGAGCGTCGCACTGTTAATGCGAATGTCGCAGGATCGTGCCCTGCCAGACCAGCTGAGGTCCATTAGCTCAGTTGGTTAGAGCGCTTCCCTGTCACGGAAGAGGTCGTCAGTTCAAGTCTGATATGGATCGCCCAGTCCCCATCGTCTAGAGGCCTAGGACATCGCCCTTTCACGGCGGTAACACGGGTTCAAATCCCGTTGGGGATACGGGGAAACCCACTTATATAAGGAGAAAGATGAAAACAGTAGGATACAAGTTAGAACCATTTCGTATCGTTGGTGTGAAGCCAGGGAGACTTGATGCATCTGATGATGTTTTTGAAGTGCTAAGCGAACAATGGTTTCCAGGAAAGTGGAAAGTAGTTGTATATTATCCAAAGGATTTTACCTTTGTTTGCCCGACAGAAATTGTCGCATATGATAAGCTAGTTAACGATTTTAATGATCGTGATGCAGTATTATTAACAGGATCAACAGATAATGAATTTTGTAAGATTGCATGGAGAAATGCACATGAAGATCTAAAGAAAACAAATTCGTGGTCTTTTGCAGATCAACTTCGTAATAATTCAAAATATTGGACTGAGGCGGAAAATATTCCAACAGGTTTGGCAGAGCAGCTTGGTGTTCTAAATGATGATGGTGTTGCTCTTCGTGCAACTTTCATTATTGATCCAGACAACGTTATTCAGCATGTTACGGTCAATAATCTTAATGTTGGAAGAAGCCCAGAGGAGACGTTGCGAATTCTAGATGCTTTGCAAACAGGAGAACTTTGTGCCTGCAATAGACAGCTTGGCGGAGAAACACTCTGATGTGGGTGGAGCAATTAAAAGAGTCTTTGCCTGAGTATGCAAAAGATATAAAACTAAACCTTGATTCTGTTATTAACCGAAGTACAGTTGATCCAGAATTAGCAACTCATTTAGCTTTAGCTGCTTCTTTTGCTACTGGTAATGGAAAACTTATTGCTTTTATTGCTGCAAGTTCAGCTAATGAGGTTGAAAAAAACGCCGCAATGACCGCTGGTGCGCTAATGGCTCAAAACAATGTATGGTATCCATACGTTGAAATGGCTGATGATCCAGCGCTAAAGGGTTTGCCAGCACAGCTTAGGATGAATGCTATTGCATCCCATGGTGGGACAACAAAAGCTAATTTTGAGGCATATTCATTAGCATCATCTATTATTGGAAAGTGTCATTTTTGTGTTAAAGCACATTATGAAACACTAAAACAAGAAGGATTTACTGTTGAACAGCTACGTGATATTGGTAGGATTGCAGCAACCGTAAATGCTTTGGCTAAGATACTAAACTCTTAGCCCTACAGCCTCCCTAGCTCAGTGGTAGAGCATCCGCCTTGTAAGCGGAAGGTCGTCAGTTCAATCCTGACGGGGGGCTCTAATCTTTATGGTAAAATGTATATGTGCAAGAAAAAAATAAATTTTATTTAGATTTTATATATAAAAAATCTTTAGGAGAAGACACTTTAACTTACACATTTTTAAATAGTTTAAAAAATAAAAATAATCTTGAACAATTAAAAAATGTTTGTAAATCAGATGTGTTAGTTGGTGGGTGCTCTTTTACTGCTGGAAATGGTTTATCTAATAAAGGAATGCCTTGGCCTAATTTTCTTGAAAAAAAATTAAACATTCGTGTTGGAGATGTTTCTAAGTCTGCTGCATCAATATCTGGGATAATTTCTAGAATATTTGATTATATTGATTTATTTGGTAATCCCAAAATTATATTATGTTTATTTCCAGATTTATTTAGATCATACTTTCCTCAATTTAAAAACTTTTTAATCAATCCTTCTTCTTCAAAGTATACTAAAGAAAATAAAGAATTTTTTTTAGATGACATTGGTTTTTATAATGTAAATACTTTTGAAAGAGCGCAATATATGCCAAAGTATTCTAAAATGCCACATGAAATACAAAATGTTTTGCCTATAGGATCTGCTATATATTTTTCTATACAACAAATAAAGCTATTGGAGTTATACTGTAAATCTGCTAATATTAAATTAATATATGGTACCTGGGACTATAACACTCACAATTTAATAAATGGTTTAAAAGAAATTTCTAATGATCAATATTTTAAAAATTATGTAAGCCTAGCAGATTTTGGCATATATAGTTGGAGAAATAATGTTGATATTGCAAATAACTCAACACAATATAGTATTTTTAAAGAATCTTTTTGGAAAGAATCAAACAAAGAAATAAAACATAGAGAACAATTAATACAAAATTTTAAAGATGATGAAACATGCCACAAAGAATTAAAAGATTTAGACAAAGAAACATTTCATATTGCCAATGACAATATACACTGGGGAAGTCATTCAAATATACATCTAGCAGATTTTTTTTATGAACAAATAAAGGACATTATTTAAATGATTATATTAGGAATTAATGAAACATCTCATGATGCATCTATATCTTTAGTAAAAGATGGAGATATACTTTTTGCTGCTCATGCTGAAAGATATAGTAAAAAGAAAAATGATTGGTATAACAATAAAGATATCTATTTGGATATGCTCAATTATGGTACACCAACACATATAGCGTATTATGAACACCCTCAACTAAAAAGATCACGGATATTTTTAAAAGGTGGAGCATCGGACTGGAAACCAAATATTCCAATTAATTTACCAGTTAAATATTTTAATCATCATTACTCTCATGCAGCAGCAGGATACTATACAAGCAAATTTAATGATGCAGTAATTGTTGTATTAGACGCTATTGGAGAATGGAATACCGCAACAATATGGGTTGGAAATAATAATATAATAAAACCTGTCAAAAAATTTAATTACCCATTCAGCTTTGGTTTATTTTATTCTGCATTTACGCAACTAGTAGGTCTTATGCCTAACCAAGAAGAATATATTATGATGGGAATGGCAGCATATGGAGATCCAAATAAATATTTTAATAAGGTAAATTCATACTTTCCATCAATTAATAAACAAAAATATAATTTTCATAAAGGCATATCTGACTGGGGATTAATAACAGAACAAGATAAATTTGATATTGCTGCTGCAGTACAAAAAGTTTATGAGTTACGTTTATTAGATTTTATGAGAATGGCAAGATCACTAACTGGAAAAACTAATTTAGTTTTTATGGGTGGTTGTGCCCTTAACTGTTCTGCTAATACAAAGCTTTGGAGCATATTTGATGATATATGGATTATGCCAAATCCTGGCGATGCTGGCTCTTCTTTGGGTGCTGCCGCAGCTCTGTATGGTGAACACTTAAATTGGAAGGGACCATATCTTGGCCATGATATATCAAATCAATATCCTGTAAATGAAATTATAACGTCTTTAATAAAAAATAAAATAGTTGCAGTAGCAAACGGTAGAGCAGAATATGGTCCAAGAGCTTTGGGCAATAGAAGTATATTAGCAGATCCAAGAGATCCAAATATTAAAGATGAAGTTAATAAAATTAAAAAAAGAGAACTTTTTAGACCATTTGCTCCAGTTGTTTTAGAAGAATATGCTAGCAAATGGTTTGATATGAAATTTACTTCACCATATATGCAATATGCTGTTAAGTGTTTAAAGCCAGAGCTTATACCGTCTGTGGTTCACAAAGACGGCACATCAAGAGTACAAACAGTAAACAAAGAACAGCACCCTGGATTACATGAAGTCTTGTCCAACTGGTATTCTTTAACTGGAATACCAATACTATTAAATACAAGCTTAAATGTAAAATCTCAACCATTGCTAAATGATAAAAAAGATATATTAGAATGGGAAAGTATTTATGGAGTAAAAATAATAGTATGATTGAAAAAATAGATTTTGATTTTGATAATATTTTTAATAGAAAATTATCAGAAATGATAGAAAACAATAAATTATATAATGATAAATTAATCAATAAAGTATTTTATAATGAGCATGCTATTGAATATAAGTATAACTCTATTGGATACAGATCAGAAGAATTTGGTAGTCATAATATTATGACATTGGGATGTTCGTATACATTTGGCACAGGATTAAATATAGAACAAACTTGGCCGTATATGCTATCAAATAAAATGAGTATGAGCTATGCAAATCTTTCGTACCCTGGAGATTCTATGCAAGGTCAAGTAATAAAAGCTTTTCAATATTTTAAAGAGTTTGGCCATCCTCAATACATATTCGGAGTTTTTCCAATAGCAAGATTTGAAATGCCATATGTAAAAGATAAAATGTGTAAAGTAGATGGCCCTTTAGATATTAATATTAAAAAATCAAATTTAAAATTTATTCAAAAATGTAATTCTTATATACATGATTTTGAAAAAATATCAAAAGCTCCACACAATCCAAACACAATACTACCATTTGAATTTGCAATTTTTTATAATTTAATGTTTATACAAATGTTAGAGCAGTATTGTTTATCAAATAATATAAAAATTGTTTGGACTATATGGGAGCAAGTTTTATCAGATCCATCTCAAACAACAATGCAAAATAAAATTAATTCTAATAATTTTTTTATAGAAAAATCTTTATCAATAAAAGATTTATCCTGTCATAAAGAATACAATAAAGATCCATTATTTAAAAATGCAGCTGATTATAATTTTAATAAATTACAAGGACATTGGGGTTTTCATAAACATATACACTTATCAGATACTATGTATAGCCTTGTAAATTAAATTATTTAGTACTAAACCCAGTACCGCTCCAGGCCTTTTCAGCCTTTTTCTTTTCACGTTCTACAATTGCACGAGACCAAGAGAATCCTGCATCCCCACCCCATGCGTCCCACATGATGCGACCATTTGATGGATTGGATGTATTATTAAAATCTTTACCCTTTTTATCTACTTCATGCCGTGAGAAAAACGAATACATGCGCTTAACTGTATCAAGAGACAAACCACGACCAGCAACTATATCGCTTGCACGACCCCAACCAACAGGTGTTCCAGCTCCCCTTGCCTTCCCTTGCTCTTTCCATTTAAGTGCACGACGTGCAGCAGCCTTCATGCCAGATGTCGGCGTATATGTTTCTGCCTTATGAATATCTGATGGTTGAACTATTTTACTTCCCATTTGGCTTATACTCCCCGTATTTTCCAAGAACTTCTCTTATTGTACCATTTTTATTTAATCTAACAACATATCCATCTTTAATCTGTATTGGATTAAATCTATGTTTTTTCTTTCTTTGTCCAGATGACACTAAAGTTTCTTCCAGTAAAAAGCAGAATTTTCCCAAAATAATTTTTCTACAGGAACACAGTTTGGAACCATCTTTCCATTTTTTTCTTTCATACCACGCTGAACATATCCTTCCCAGCATGGAGATTTTTTATTCATTTCATCACTACAAACTGGACAATCTTCACAGCTTACATTCATTGCCTTACAGGTAGGACACCCACAACCTTGATATTCTTTTTTAACATCATCTTCTTTGTCGTCTTCTTCATCCATGCTGTCAATTGACTTATCCATACCCTCGTTTGATTCAAGAGATGGCATTGCCATAACATCTGATGCTTTTGCACCAATAAAATATTCTGTTTCTTCTAATCCGCCCTCTTCCATTTCAAAGAGCTGAATTAATATTGCTGGCTCTTCTTTAGAGGCGGCAAGGGCATATTCAGATCCTGGCATACCAAGCATTCCATCAGTCATGACATGAACAACACGACCAACATAAACCTCGTCGTCATTGGGTGCCATGACCATATCGCCTTCTTTGACCATAGCCTTGCCTATTTTGCCTTCAGAGCGGTTTATTGCATAGATTTGACCTGCAGCAGCAGAACGGGTCTTATGGCACCCCATAACCTCATTTGTGCCTTCTTTAAGGGCTGGGTATCCAGAACACCCATAAGATCCTTTAGCACCTACACGATATGGCATATATACATTATACCCTATTTATTATTTTAAACTGTGGTTTTAAATATAATAAAACAATAGCTGGCGGTATTATCAAAAGTAACTAAGATAAAGTTATATTTATTATCTTTAAGATATTTCTTTATAGGTTCATGGGTATAGTAGGTATCTTCAATTACATAAATACCGTTGTGTTTTAGCTTATCCCAGGAGTTTTCAAGAAAGGTTATGTTGGCATGAGCCTCATGTAAGCCATCGTCTAAAATAACATCAAAGTCAGATTCGCCTATTTGTTCCCACATAGTCTTAATTGATTCTGGATCAGTTTGATCAACATAGTATGTTTTAATTCTATCTTCTTCAAACAATATTCTAGAGTCTATGTCTGCTCCATATATCTGAGCATTCCAAAAGTAGTCTCTCCATCCCCTCAAAGATGCCCCTGGCTTACCATTAGATGTCATGTTAGACTTAACATCTTCATTATTTGTTCCGATACCGCACTCAAAAATCTTCTGAGCGCTATCACGAATTGTTCCAAATAAGATATGATAAATATCGGTATATCTATTAGCTATCCATCCTGAAGGAGTAATATCTACTTCGTGTGGAGATCCTTTATCGCTTCCATAATTTTTCATTAAATGAGATAAAAAGTTGGCACCCTTATCATACTCAATACTTATTTTATTCATGTTATCCCCATTTTCTCATTACGAACTTATCATAAAAATATTCCATTGCAGATTTTGGTGGAATATAATTTTTATCTATTCCGCCACGAGTTGTCATTGAATGATATACAGAAATACTTTTTGATGTTTTTTCTAATAGCTTAATTTCTTTTAGATTGTTAGGATTCCATAATTTTTCCCATTGTGACCAATGTATCCCGCAAAACATTTCCATCGGATAAACACTATCCATTAAATTAAATTTTCTAAAAGCTTTGTCTACAAGTGCTGGACCAACATCAGTCCACTTAATTTTTGTCTTATCAAACTTTGTTGATTTCTTAATTAAATACTCAAGGGCTGGAGAATTTTGAGGTAATGATAAAACACCACCCACTACTGTTTCATTTTCAAGACATGCATATGTATCACCTAGGTTATCCCAGTCGTAGGATAAACATATGGTATCTGCATCAACCCAGGCTAATCCCGTTTTTTTAATCATCCTATATCTAAAAAGATCAGAAAAAGCTGCATAAGTATTTTGTACAAGAAATAATTCTGACTCATCCATTATTGATCTAGCGTCTTCTTTTTTTATTCCATTCGGAACTTCCATGTTCAAGTCATAAACATATAGAGTTAAATTATGCTTATGGTATACAAAAGATGACAAGGATATCTCCTGTATCTTTGTCATACTATTGCCAACCCATAAAGATCCAAAGTTTGCCATAATCAAATCACAATCTTATTATTTGAGAATTTAAAATTAGTTGCTGCCCTATTGCTGTTTTGATAAAATATTGGATCTGACACTGCGTACACATTATAATATCTTTGTATTCTAGCAAATCCTTGATCAATATGTATGCCATTGTCCATAGAATATTTAGCAACTCTTGCACAAGCATCCATATATTCTTTATTTATATAAAGAATAGCATGAGTTGACAACATTGAGCTAATTTTATATACGCTTCTTACATTTTCATGTTTTTTAAAATCAAAATTTTTTGGTTTTGATATATCATCTCTATACCCCCATTGGGATAGCCCAAGATAGACTGCATCGGCATCGTTTGGCACTTTAATTATTGGTTGATTATTTTTTATAATACAATCATCTTCTAAAATTATTGTTTCTTTTTTTAAATCTTTTAGTATGTTGTAATGAGAAGAAGCACATCCTGTTATAGGATTTTCAGGATTATAAACAGCATTAATTCTATTATAATTTTTAAAACCAAAATTATTGCCAAGATCAATCATTGAGTTATTTTTTTCTTTATGCTTGGCTATGTTGATGTAATAAGTATCTATATCTCTTAGATCAATTATCATTTTTAACCAACTTTTTATTTATAATATATTTATTTGTAAAATCTACCTTTTCTTTTTTTAAATTTTTTGCTGTTGCTAAACTATCTTTTATAAAAGTTATGTGAGTATTGAGTTTTTTCATTTTATAATTTGTAAAGTTAGCTATATAATATGAGAACCACAAATCATCCAATACCCAGTACTCTTCTGGGCAACTAAACAAATTATCATCTAAGAATATGGATGCATTACATAGTAGCCCTCCTCCACCAACGTAGTTGCCTTCCTCATATGGATCAAGCATTTCTTTTTTCCAATAATCTCCTATTATCATATGAGCATAAAATGATTTTACTATATTTTCATCATATTGATTATAACAGTCTTGAATAAAATCTGGCGGTATATTTTGATCATCATCTATGAATATAATTTTTTCATATCCCTCATTTGCCAAATCTCTTGCTAAATAAAACCTACCAAATATACTGTATTGATTCCAATACTCTTTAACAAATAAATTATAGGTTATGTGTGACTGGTATCTATTTATTATTTTTAAAAGTTTAGGATTTGCTCCTGAATTATCACATATATAAAAATCAAAATCTTTATTTGTTTGGTTTGATAAATCTTTATAGGTTTGTGGCAAATTCCTAAATCTTTTATAGGTGCACATTATCAGTGCTGTTTTAGATTTTGGTTTTATTTGTTTTTCATATAATATATTCATAATCATGAAAAGGGGGGCAATTTGTTACCCCCCTAATCCTTTTACTTCTTTTTCTTTACTGCCTTTTTAGCAACCTTCTTGGCTGCAGTCTTCTTCTTACTTTTATCAAGTTGTTCATTTGTAATTCCGAACAACTTTTCTTCTGTTTTAGTTAAAGAAGTATCCTGCTTCTTAGCTGGTGCCTTTACCTTCTTCAGAGCATCTTCTATAACGCTTGCCTTTGGAAGACGACCAAATGCTGCGTCGTTTGGATTGATTGCACGAAGGGCCACAGGCGCTAGGGCAGCAACTAATGCAGCCCACAACTCCTTTGGATCTGTAACTCCAGCAATATAAAGAGCAGCCACTGCACCAAGAACTGATCGTCCATACGATGCAAGCATTGCCTTATGCTTCTTGTTAAGTTTCATTATTTCCTCCTAGGATAGAAACCATTTACATTATAGCATGTGGCTTTGATTCTGATAATGATGCCTGAGACACCAAAGTATATTCAGAATTTTCTGCCAACTCTGATAGTTTAGATACCCCAGAATAGGAACATCCACTACCAATACCACCTTTAATTTGATTAAATATATCTTGAACAAAACCTTTATATTTTATTTTTGCAGAGACTCCCTCAACAACCGAGATCTCACCTTTCCAGCTCATCTGTGCCTCTCCACTAGCCATGCCACGAAGCTCTTTAAAGCCATCTATAAGCTTTCCTGGAGCCTCTTCTGTGCCCGCTAGCATAGATCCAAGCATCACCAAATCTGCGCCTGCTGCAAAGGCTTTTACGATGTCTCCAGAAGTTCGTAGTCCACCATCAGCAACAATTAATGTTTTAATATTATTATTAATCTTATACTCGTAGGCATCCATAACGGACTGCAAAGTTGGCATGCCGTGACCAGAAACAATCCTAGTTATGCAGGTCGCACCACCACCAATGCCAACTCTTACTGCATCAGCACCAACATCTGCTAATCTTGCATAACCTTCTGCTGTTGCAACATTTCCAACCATGATGTTGATTCCAGGATAGTAAGCTCTTAAATGCTGGGTAGCACGAATGGCAGCTTCACCATGACCATTAGCGGTATCAATACAAAACCAATTACATCCAAGATCAACAGCATCATCAATAAACTGAGTATCAAAACATTCTAATGAGGATAACGCAACACCAATGCCATCTTTATTGTGTGCCGAAATAGATACATTTTCAATCTGATATAGTCTTTCAGCAGTATCCATATAGCGATGAATAATTCCAATACCGCCTTCATTTACAATCTCAATAGCCATCTGCCATTCACAAACGGTATCCATAGGAGATGCAACTATTGGAAAAGAATATCCATACATTGTAAGGTCTACATTTTTTCTACTTTCTACATTTGAATAACCAGGAAGTAGAAGAATATCATCAAAACATAAAGATTCTGAATTCTTTTTCATTTTTATATTTAGCCCCTATTATTTTCTGTATACTCTTTTACAAATTTAATAATAATGTTTCTTTCTGATTCAGGCCATCCGCCAAGCATTAATTCTTTTACACCATCTGATTCAAGTTTTTTAACAAAAGCATCAAACTGCTCATATGTAAAATAATCAGTATCATATGTTAAATATGGTTTATCAAGAACGTCAATCTCTTCTTGAGTTTTTCTAATAATTGGACTAAGCGATATCATTGATCTTGTTCCATCTAATGAAAATGGATCTCCCTTTTCTAAAATTTGGTCAAACTCGCTTCTTATGACCCAGCATCCGTGTCTATAATTTCTATAGGCAATAATCATTTTGCTATTTAGGGCACTAGACGCATCAAATACAAATCTGTTTGTTGTAGATACATAATAATCTGGTATTTGATTCCTGGGATTTTTTCTTAACTCTTCTAGCATTTCAACATATTTAATTAAATAATTAGATCTATCAATATTAGAAGATGAGTCATTTATATCGCCAAGTATTCCTCCGACTGATTGCTCATGAGGCTTGACATGACCAGAGATTAAATTAATCTGTAGTCTGTCTGGCATAATTTCATTGATTGATTGATTGACCATACACAAATATTGAGGTGATATGGCATAGGGTCTAATAGCAATCATATATTTAATTTTTTGATCATGCTTAATATCTCTAGCTAACCTCGTAAAAAAATCTCCTTGCATTGCATCATAAGTAAACAATACCCCAGTAAAATTTGCATCATCAAGATCTTTCATTAAACTGCTTCCGATATGACCGCCAAAATAATAAAAGTCCATTATTATAAACCACCTTTGCTGTTATATTGTTTTACAAAATTCATTACATGAAACCTTTCTATGGTGGGGGGATTATAAATATCTTCAATTTTACAGCTTGATATAAGAACTTCGTTTATGCCATTTGCCTTAAAGGTGTCCATCAAGTCGGAAAATTCAGAATAGGTAAAATAATCATAATCTTTTCTATCATATTGACCATGATATTTATTCCAGATCCCCGTAGGCTTTGGTAGTTGATCAAGTTCTTCTTCTGTTTCTCTTAAAATAGGCTTTATGGCTACCATTGTATTCATATCTGATATATCAAACTTGTTATATTTATACATAGCGTAGGGAATAATTATTTTATTTTGATTTCTTTTAGCAACATTAAAAACATATTCATTTGTAACAGATACATAAAAATCTGGCAAATTTGTGTTAAGAGTATTTAACATATCAACATATTCTATAAGATAGTTTGACCTATCAATGTTTGATGAAAGATCTGTTACTGGCCCAAGTATGCCACCAAAATCTTTATTTTCATTCATTAAGTATTCTGTGCTAGCTCTTTTTACTTCTCTTTGTATATCCCCACTACCAGTAACAATGTTGATTTGAAGTCTTCCAGGATGCATACCATTAACTGAATTGTAAAGCATGCAAAGATATTGTGGAGAAACAACATAAGGCCTGATTGCAACAAGATATCTCATTTCAATATCTGAATCAATAATTCTGGCTATCTTAGTAAATCTATCACCAAGTGGCACATCATATATAAATAAACCGCCATAAAATTTATGAGCCTTTAACTCTTCAATATCTTCTATGTGTGAATTAAAAAAATAGAAGTTCACTACTTTGATTCCTCTGGTAATAAAGTCTTAAGCTTTTTGTATTCTTCAGAAATAACTTTTAGATTTTCATAATATAGATGACCTTCTGTTAACGCTCCATAGCTATCAAAAAAGGCTAATTCTTTATCAGCTATATCTATGAATCTTTTAATTTCTTCTTGTGCCTGATCAATATATTCAAAGGCCATCTCACGAGAATCAGATAAAAATTTAATAAAGTTTTGTGTGTGTAAATCAATACCATCTGTATTTGATTCAGTCATAACAACTTGTTCTAAATTATTATATAGCTCTGTTACTTCTAATAAATCTTTTGACATTTTCATAATCTTAATAGCAGAAAAAATATATGCTGTAGTAGACACAAGAGCAATTGTTGCAAGAGATATAGATAGCATGTTCATCTATTATACCAACTCGCTCTGATGTGTGGGCCAGTAATACTGGCATGGCTGTTTACGATCTGGACAGCATGGGGCATTGTATGGACTATCTACCGCATATTGATACTTCACATAATATATAGGATCTTTTCTAAAAAGATTGGCACGATGAGTAGTAATAATACGCATTACTTTATTTTCATCCCGCCAAAATGCAGGATGCTCGTTGCCCCAATCTTCGTGGCATTCTTCATATAAAGCATTAAGATTCTTAACGTTATTCTCTGTTTTGATGCCCCGAAGTGATGCTACATTCACCATAGACATAACATAGTTCCATAGCCCCATCTCATAACCTTTCCACATTAATACTGCTGGATGATTCTTCCACCCATTACCCTTGGATCTGCCAGACAGGACATTTAATATTTGATAGCATTCAAGAATTTGCTTATTAAGTCTTTTATTATCTAATGCATGAGCAGCATCTAAAGTATTTGTATATGGTAAAAATGTTTGCATTATTGAAGTGGCTCCCTTGTAACTAAAACTATTGCGCCTTCCATCTCTAATGCTTTTTTTACCATAGATACGTACTTCACTGCTTCTACTTTCTGATCATGGTTTAACGGAATGAATGACCTTTCATCCAATTTTATCGTAAGGAAGTGATCATTGTCAACTAAAGATATAGAAAAATATGACGGGGCCTCTATAGAATGAAATGCCCTACGCATAGTATCTGTATACATATAACTATTGACTTTCTGTTGTCAAATTTTTCCAAAGGTCTCCCCATTGAAGCTTAGATCTATGTTTAGAAAACTCTCTTGATATTTCTCCATTTTCTAAATAAACTCCGCCCCATACACCCCATTCTTTACCAGATATACCGTTTGCAAAACATGTCTTTGCAACTGGACACTTGCCACAAAGACTATCAACCATTGGCCTTACTGATTCATCATCTTCATACAAATCAAAATAAAGATTTGTATCTAAGTTAACGCAAAGACCTTTATCTTTCCATAAGTGTTGTTTCATGATTACGACCTATATTTATTTGGAATATCCCAGCCTTTATGACCAAGCAAATACCTTCTATGCAAATACCATTCATTATTGATTCGTATACCATTAGGAGAAGTTCTGGCTGCCTCAGATCTTTTTAAATCAAGAATATCCCAGCCATCCCATCGCAAATTTTTATTCTTCTTTACAATAGATTCCATTGTTTCTAATTTATTTATTAACATATTATCCTCAGTATCTATATATTCCGACTTCAATATTTTTGAGTTCGGCTTCCGCTACTAACTTTGAGACGGGTTCTTTAGGTTTACTTAAGAATGCAAGATAGTTAATACTATCTATGTTTTCTTCTAAAAACGAAGAAGGCACCTTGAAGAATTTAATTTTTTTACCTCTAGACTTCATGCCTCTTTCAGATACATTTGTAAACTCAGAGACCATGGAGTTAACTTTTGCTGGACCAGCTGAATAAATTAAGAACTCATTATCTTCTTTCGGCATTGTAGATAAGGCAACAGCCATAGCACGAAGAAAGATTTTGTAGTCGTCAAAGTCTCTGGTCCCCTGAACCGCCACTATCATTGTTGCTCCCATCACCCAATTTGTCTAGTATAAATAATAGCCTATTTATACCCACTTTGTCAAGACTATACACATCTACTGGTACCGCTGATTCTGTATCAACATTACCGTTATTAACATCTGCACAATAAAAAGTATTATTGTTTACCCAATATGCTTTGCCATCTACAAATATAACCTTTAAACTATGCTTTTCAGCATGTTTTTCTGATTGAGAAGGTCTAGATGGATGATCATCATTTCTTGGCTGCAATATGTTTTTTACTACTTGATGTATATCGCTTTGTCTGTATTTACTTTTTTTTGTTCTTGATTGTTTATAAATTATATAGCAAACTGCTATCAATGTCAAGCTTAATAAATATGGATCAAGCATAATGTGATTATACCAGACTAAGCAATAACAATTCTTTTTATTTCTTTTAAAGATCTTTTTTTATCAACATCAAGTTTTTCAATTTCTGTATCATTAAAAGCCTTGTCTGTTAATGCAATAACTGGGTTATCTGAAAAAAGATCCATATTTACAAAGCCCTTTTCCCAAAAATACATAATATCTTTATTGATAGTTGACAAATGTATTTCATAAAGCTCTGGCATTACATCTTTAATCTTATTAGAAAAAGTATATAACATTTCTCCAGTTTCAGAATCAATGCCTGCAAACTCAATTGCACCCTTTAAAATTAGATCTTGCATTAATTTTTCTTCTGCCTCATCCATTTAAAAAGTCCTCAAGTTCTTGTTTTGTTTTTGCACCAGACATTCTTTTAATTTCTTTTGCATCTTCAATAAATATAAAAGTTGGTACAGATGTAACAGAATATACTTGACATAAACTCATATTTTCATCTACATCTATAATTGTAAACTTGGTGGCACTATCCCTATTTATTTCTTCAACAATAGGTCGTATTTTTTTACAAGGGCCACACCAATCTGCAGTAAAATAAAATGCATGCCTAATCAATTTGCACTCCCAATGAGTCTATTTTCATTTAACTTTTCTCTTTCATCAATAATTTCATAGGCAAATTTTGTCATTGCATCATAGCCAACAGCATTATCCATAATTGCATTATAGTCATGAGAACAAAAAAGAAGTTCTCCTGTAACCCCTACAACTTTGACAAAAGCCTGAGCATTACACTTGTCGCATCTATCATTTACACCAAGAACCCAATCCCGCTTTTCCTCTTTTATGTTTTCCATATTTGACCTTTCTGTTAGTTATTTCCTGGAAAATCTAAGTATCCCCACATGCCAGTGAACTCTCTATCTTTTGGATCAAATCCTCCAGTTACAGCATGACACATTTTATAAATATCAACCATAAGGAGGTCTCCTTGTTTCCATTTATGTACAATCCTTATATCTAAATCATTTAAAACTTTATCTCTAATTAATTTTATAAGATTTTTATATTTATTTATTTGATCTAAGGTTGGTTCATTTCCATCAAAAGTTTTTAATTCTGTATTAGCTTTAGCATCCATTAGCCATGCTGTTCTAATTACTGGATTATGATTAAGCCAGTGATATCCTATTACCCCATGAATATTTTTAACATTATCAGATGCATCTAATTTATTTTCTTCTATACATTTTTTTAAAAAGTCTTGATCTTCTTCAGACAGGCTATTAAATAAAAGCTCCATATCAACAAAATATGTTTTTCCATTTTCTGAATCAGTTGTAAACTTATGCATATTCCACGTTGAGAATACTATTGGAACTTTATAATATGGGTGTTCTACATGCCAGTCAAGCATTACATCGTCTGGGCCGCAAGTTTCTCTCCTAGTACTAGCAGCATGATTTTCTACATATTCTGTATTAATATCCATACAACCAAATTTTTCTTTTAGCATCGTATGCAATTTGTCATGGTTGTTTTTTGATAAGTTTGCACCGTTAAATGCTATAACCTTATGCTGCAAAAAAAGATTTTTATAAAAATCAAAATTATACTCTATATCCTCTATACTAGTAAACTCTATGCGATAGGTTTCCATGATGCTACTTTCCTTTGTTGTCTGTTGAGTAAAACCCATTACCCTTGAATTGTACACCAAAATTAGAATATACTCTAACTAAAGGCTTGCTACAAGACTCACACACATACCCTGGATCATTTTCTGACATAGATCTAGTTTTTATGTATCTCATAGCGCAAGCCATGCAATCATATTCATACTGAGGCATTAAGATATTTTCTTTCCAAACTTAGCCCATACTCTTTCATGAAGAAAATATCCTAAGGCTTCCCACCCGATATAGACTAATGCTCCTAGTGCAGCATATTCATATTCCCATTCTCCAGTAGCAAGATATACTCCAATTGTTAATACACCTGCAACTCCAACAAGATGAAAAGTCTCCCAGCTAAGGGTTTTCAATAAACTTCTTTTAGTTGATTCCATTTAATTACTCTTTTCTTTACATTGACATCTCTTATGAGTGCCACCATTCATTGATGATTGGGTATAGTTATAGCCAGAGTTGTCTCTGAACCAATTCCAAAATCTTTTTAACATATTGCCTCCATATTATATTATACCAGAGCTGACAAGTTTTGCAACTTCTGGAAACCAGATATAGTCTAATGTACTATTATTTAATGTATCAATTGCATCTTGTGGTGTTTCTACAAGAGGTTTTCCAGCTAAATTAAAACTTGTATTTAATAAAATGCCAATACCAGCTATATCTTTAAACTCTCTAATTAATTGTTGCATTATGGGGTTGTTATCACTAATAGTTTGTATTCTACAGGTATCATCAACATGAACAACACCAGGAATAAGATGTTTAAATTCTTTAACTACAGGGAAAGATATTGTCATAAATTCGCTTTTGCCTACCCTGCCAGTTTCAAAAAATGTACTAGCGTCTTCTTCAAGAACCATTGCCGCAAAAGGTCTATACCATTCTCTTTTTTTAATCTGATTAACCTTATCCCTGGCATTTGGATCTCTAGGATCAAAAAGAATTGACCTATTGCCAAGAGCCCTTGGGCCAGCCTCTGCTAATCCATTATATACAGCAACGCTCTTTCCAGACGCTATAAGACTTGCAACATCTGTAATAGATGCATCAATTCCTTTTATATTATTCAAGTCATAATTAAATCCATTAAAAAATGTATGCTCTAGTTTTTTTATTGTTGTATCAAGAGTTGTATCTCTGTATAGCTTCATTGCAGCACCTATACTATTACCAGAATCGTCAGCAAGCGGCTCAAAGAAAAAATTAATGTCTGGAAATTGAGTTATATAATAGTGATTTGCCACAACATTTAGACCATATCCTCCAGTTATGCAAACATTTTTTATTCCAGTCTGTCTAACATACTTATCAATAAGTTCAGCAACTGCTTCTTGAGTTTGTTTTTGAACTTGCCAAGCATAGTCTGCATACACCTGGTATCCTTCTTTTGGTACCTCATTAACTGCTAAATGATGAAGATCTCTATTGGTAGATGCTTTCATATCTTTAATTTGATCATGCCCAAAATAATAATCATTGGGTGTTATTTTATCTATAAATAAACTTGGATAATTAATATTTTTATTTCCATATGCTGATAACCCCATTACTTTTCCATTTTCAAGAGGATGCTGCTTTATTAATGATGTAGCAGATTCATAAACCTTAATAATGCTAAACATTGATCTTCCATTTATATCGCAATCTGGATTTTCTTTTTTAAAATTTGCAATATGCTGATGTGCATCATTTTTTTCTATCCAAAAGTTTTTGTATATTGGTATAAAATTATTTGGATATGACGCTATAAATACTGTTTCTGACTCTCTGCAAGAATCAAAATATACAGATCCATTTCTGTCAATTACAAAAACTAAAGCTTCTTTAAAGCCACTATCGTAAAATGCTAAATTTGCATGTACTAAGTGATGTTGATCAGAATACTCTATAATATCTATTGCTTTATGTTTCTTTTTTACAAGATTTAAATATGAATCGGCAACCGTTGGTCTAAAAGTTGGGGAAGAAAAAGCTACGCTTATGTTTTGAGAATCAGTATTATACAAAAACATTGACAACGCTGGATGGGTATCTCTTTTTAAACCAGTTACCCTTTCTTCTTTGCAAAAATATTTAATTTCGTTATCTTTTAAAGCACAGAACGACGAGTCATGATTAAAAGAAATACCAAAGATTTCATCCATTTTTAACCTTTTTAAAATTATTTAAAGTATCTTGTACCGTATTATTTGTTACAGAATAAAAAATTTCATCAAAGTTTTTATTGTTTCTATATTCATAAAACATCTTTAATATAGATTCAAACCCATATTCTGATACAATAAATTCAACAAATATTCTTCCACTAATGTACGGATCAGAATCTATATCAATAAATATTTTTCTATCTTGTGCAAAGAGACTATCGTATGGTTTTGATTCAATGTTTGATAATATTGAATAACCAACAAACTCAGCTGATCCTTCTTCTAACCATCTAGGAATTGATCTTTTAATAAATGGCGTTAGATCTGCAAGCGACATTTGAGCAAAATGAAAATATTCATGAGCGCCTAAAACTGATGCAGCATTGCTTGGTTTAAAATTGTCATGAGGTAATCTAAAAAATGTTGAATCAATTAAATTTACACATGCTGCCAAGCTATCTGGATGGATTCCACAAATATTAGATGTGTTACCTGGTGGTATAAATTTTTTGTGGGTATAAAACCAATCCTTATCTTCTCCACCATAAAAACTATAGGTATCTTGTTTTACAAACCCTGCAAAAATATCTTTTGCTTCCATCTCTGTTTTATTAATAGATAAAAAAATATCTTCTGGAATGTCATAATTTTTATAAACAAAATGATTAGATTTTACAGACCTATTTTTTCCAGCCCAAAGCAAAAAATTTTCTGATGCTTGTTGTGAAAAACTTTTTACCTTTATCCCTGCAGAATATGTTTCTGTTTTAATTGATACCGTAGTAGTTTCAACAATAGTTGGTATCACAACGTTGTCAAAAATTAGTTTAGATTTTTTCCATACTAACTTATTTTTATTTTTTGTGCATACATATAACTGTTGCTTAGATGTATATTTAGAATTAATAACAGAACACGGGGAATTTTGTTTGATTGCTGCTTGTCCTGGATGAATAAACATTGAAGAAAAAATAACAGATATAACGCCAAGCATTGTTGACGTAATAATTTTTTTCATAATCAAATATCCAATACTTTAACAGTAAAAAAGCATGGATCTCCACCATCTTCCCACTCTTGCATTTCTTCATCAGTCATATAGGGGTCACCCTCATGAGTATAACAAAATGGCTTTGATACCCACCCACGGTCTATGCCGTTTTGCAACCATATTCCAAACTCTTTATCATCAATGTCTTTACTAAATTCTTCTTCAAAGTTGATATCCATATATATATTCTACAACTACTTGCTAAGAAAGTCAACTGGGTAAAGGCATTGTGGGCTATACATTATTGCAGCATCAAGAGCTTGAGTCAGCCTACGCTTTGGGTCTTTATAGTTTTGGGTAGCATGAAGAGAGCCCAAAGCATAAGCCGAACCTGATCCTATGGCATGAAAATGCGAATCATAGGAAATCATTGCAAGTGTTGCCGTTTCATGTTCAAACATTCTGCCTTTTACACATATAAGTAAAGATAATTCTGATTCTTTTTCAACTCTCATTCCCCACTTATCATAAAATGCCTTAATAGATTCAAGAAATTTTGTACGCATAAACTTGTCCACATTGCCCTCAACGGCAGGAGGTTTAAAGTTATTTTGTATTATTTGTGCTTCAAGACCACCGCAATATCCCATAAGATAATCACCAGTCTTCCATATTTTTGGTGTATCTATCTTAGATATATGCGAATCATCAGTAACGGCTCTTTCACCAGCCATATATGCTTTGCCGTCTTTGATTATTGCAGCGATACAAGTCATGCTTACCCCTAGCTTCTTAACTAGTATATCAAAAGATTTTTATATCGTCAAGTATGCTATTTTACTGCTTGTCCACATGTTGGACACTTTTTAGTATCTGACTGCTTAAGATCTTCATCTTTTATACCAAATGTTTTTTCTTCTGTAGCTGTCAATGATGCGTCTTGCTTGGCTGCCCCACCCTTAAACTTAGGGCGACCAAATCCAACTATAGAAATCTGAACACCTTTTTTATTTTTCTTATATGCACGAAGCTGCTTACAAACTTCTCCACCATTTCGCTGGCTTCCGCCTTTACGATTAGTGGTGTTTCCTTCAATGCACCAAACAGTTCCATCTTCGTTGTCTTTGATAACAATCCCAACATGTGAGATACGATCTACGCCATCAGCAGGGAAATCAAAATAGGCTATATCGCCTGCCTCTGGATCTGCAATATCTCCGTCAATCCATTTGCCAGCTTTCTTAAATGCTGCTGCTCCTGATGGTGTGTATACAGTATTAGGAACCTTTACGCCAGCTTGATCAGCGCACCACATAACAAATGATCCACACCATGGTTGAAAGTTTGCCTTAGTAAATTTGCCATACTTAGTCTCATTATCACGAGGGCCTTCAATAACTCCAAGCTCACCCTTTGCAATTTCAATAAGTTTGGCTGCTGTTCCCATTTCTGCCATGATTAATCCTCTTTCACTTTACCAGCAAAATATCCGCCGATAATTCCAATAAGACCCACTAAAGCATTTTGTACTAAAGCGATTGCGTCTTCATTGGTACTATATTTTTCACCTGAAGTAAATTGTTGTGCAAGCATTGAAGCATATTCACCTATAACAACAAGCCCTATAAAGCCTAAGATTCCTAGAGTAATGTAAACCATTAATTTATCTTTAATTTTCATTAGTCTTTGTCCCAGTCTTCATCAACTTCTGTTTCTTCTGGCATTTCGCCTTCTGGTTTTCCAGTGGGGATCTCTTCCGTTATTTCCTGAATAGCTGGTGCCTCTTCTTCAGTTGAAGCAGAAATATTTGCTTGATCTGCCATTGCGTCTTTCATTTCTTGTGCACCGCTTTTACCAATGAGCAAACCTGCGAGGGTACCAGTAATAAATGTAGCAACACTACCAAGAACATTAAAGAACATCTTGTCATTTTCAGACTGTGCATTTACTGGCTGAGTTACAAATATAAGGGCATAAAGAATGCCAAGTGTTGTTGATAATAAAATAACCCCAAGCATTATGCCCAGAGCAAACTTTAGCCGTGCATCTAATTCAGCTGATGTATATCTTGATTTACTCATTTGTTGTTTCTTCCTCTACTACCGTCTCATCTATTGTACCATCAACTACATCGGTACCCACTAAATCTTCTGGACATGCCCCATTAGCAGTACATATTGGGGGCTTGCAATCTTCTGTATTCCAATTAGCAGGATCCTGGCATGGATATCTATAGTGCCCATCGTACCCGCAGCTTGATAATGCTACTACCAAAAATATGGAGGCTAATATTTTTGAGATCTTCATAGCCTCCATTATAACACTATTCTTCTTCTGCCCTTGCTCGGACACCAATGGTAAGGAACCAGAGGGCTATTGATAATAATGTCACATATCCTACGACTGTCTTTGCACTGCCCTCTAATACTACCCACGCAACAAAAAAGCCTAGGAAGGTGAAGTTTTCATTAAGGATAGCCAGCACCCTGTCTTTAATCCATTTCATTTCTTACCTCCTAAGTATTGATCCTGCTACTACAATTTGCCCCACTATGACTGTGACAACTACTATATCCTCAGCCTTCTCTCTAACCTCTGGAGACATATCCGCACCCACATTAGCAAAAGCCATCAAGACTTTGCCTGGATCAGAAAATACCTCAGAGAATAACTCTCCTACATCTTCAAATACTTCAAGGGCATCTGCAACTTCAGCAGTTAGCACTACACCATTTTCTAATTCAACTGGAGTATCTGGTGGTAGATCTTCATAATCTATACCAGATTCTGCTATTGCTTCTGCTGTTATCGGATTCCCGCCAGCATTTTCAAATAATGCATTTACTATAAGTTCTTTTTGTTCTTCCGTAATTACCCCGCCAGATTCTGCAGCTTCTCTAGCTTCTTCTTTAGCCTCTTCTATTTTTGCAAGCCTCTGCTCTTCTTTAGTTTTAGCAATAAGATCTTGTGTTGATGAAGATAAGTCTGATATTTCATCTTCTACCGATTCTTTTTCTGCCTCTGTGTCTTCTATTTTTTTCTCTGAATTTTCAGATTCAGTTGTCTTATTTGCAAAATCTGTTTCTGCTTTTTCTACTCTAGATTTAGATGATTCTAATTTAGATTCTGCCGTTGTTTTTTCAGTTTCTTTTGTTTGATATTCTAAATATAAGGAATATTTTTCTTCCGTCAAGTTTTGTGAATTTGATTCTTCGGCAGACAACTCTGTTTCTTTATTAGATATTTCTGATTCTATGCTAGATTGTTCTGATTCTAAAGTAGTTTTATTGGATTCTAATTCTGCAAGCTCTGCCTCTTGTTTGGCTAATTCATTTTGTTTTTCCGTCAGATTATTTTTTAAAGCATTGCTATCAGCTAATAATTTATCTAACGTTACCTGTTCTTTTTCAAGATTAGATGAGGCTGTAGATAGGCTAGACTGTGCACTATTTTTTTGAGATATCAAAGAAGCTAACGTTGAATTAGCAGAACTTAGAGTGGCAGTCTTGGTGTCATGATTTGATTGTGCTACCGATTTTGCCTGAATATATGATTGCAATGTAGCATTTTCAACATTATATAATGCGGTTGCTGTATCCCTAGCATCTAATTGTTCTTGTGTTGGTGCTGCTCCGTGTGAGAATGTATTTAAATTACAGCTAAATGCTACACCCCAGCCTCCAGTATAGTCACATCCTGCCGTAGTAAATCCTCCAGGAATTGCCCATCCCAGCAAATAACTTCCTGGCCCACCTCCGTTGTACCACCAAATTTCTACATTTAAAGTTTTATTTACACTTACATCATATATAGGAGAATAAGCGCTCCATGTTGTTCCTTGCTCTACCCAATTATTTACTGCAAGGTTTCCGTTCACATACATTCTAAACCCGTCATCTGTATATCCTGCAAACTTAGTAGAAGTCCAGTGTGATGGTACAGTAATTTTTCCAGTAAATTTAACAATAACATCATAGTATCTATCACCACATACTGGAAGATTCATAGAGCCCGAATTCAAAACGCCAGTACATATTACAGAACCAGGCACTGCTATATGCTGTCCATTAACATAGCCATCCCTCAATAGATCATATACAGTATATTGAAGTCCTGTTGATCCAGCATTATTAACTGCATTTTCTGCATTAGTTTTATTTGTAAGAGCGGTAGCAACAACAGTTTCCTGACTGCTAACTGCGTTTGTTGCAGAAGTTAATGCTGACTGTGTAACATTATATTCTGATTGTGCGGTAGAAACAACAGACTGTTGGTTTGTTATTGCGGTAGTCAAAGATGATATAGTTGTATTTAAAGAATCAACTTCTGACTTAATATTATTTACCACTGTAGACTGGCTATTGATTGAACCATTTAAAGCAGATATAGAGGACTCAAGACTTGCTATAGCAGATTTTGTTCCAGATACAAGATCTTGCTTATTTTTGATCTGTTCTATAACCACTACTATTTCAGCCTTTTTAGCATCTAACTTTTCCTTTTCAGATACTAGAGTAGACTTTATTGACTCTATTAAATCAAGCTTTTCTTTTAATTCCGCTTCTTTTTCATTGTATTTTGCTAGGGCTTCTTCAAGAGTTGATTTAGCCTCTTCAAGTTCTGATGTAGATAGATCTAACTCTTCTTTTGATTGTTCAAGCTCTTCTTCTGACTTTGCTAAAAGTTCTTTGTTTTTCTTATCAGTCTCAATAGCAGAATCTAATTGATTTTTTAATTGATTTGATTTATTTATTGCGCCTTGAATATTTGATATGGCCGCTTTAATATCATCTGTTACTGGATCTAAACCAGCGAGTTGGGATTGAATTTGATCTATCTGTGTATTGGCTTCTGCTGCATACATGCCAAAAAGAGAAGTCGTTATTACTAGCCCCGAAACAATTAGTATTCTGAATAACTTACGAATATAGTTCATAAGGGCTACCTAGGTGTAATTATATCATTATTTAATTTTTTGCAATAAAAAAGGGGGCAAGTTTCCCTGCCCCCATTTTATAAGCTAATTACTTTAGCTTTTTAGCAATTGCGTTAATTGTCTTTTGCATTGCAGTAATTTGCTTAACAATCTTTGCTACCTCAAGTGCAAGAGTGTTAACTGCTGTTAGTGCATCCTGTGCAGCTTTAGCAGCCTCTGCAGAAGCAAGAGCAGCCTTGTCAGCGGCTTCCTGAGCAGAAGTTGCAGCCTTAGTTGCATCTACTGCAGCATCTGTTGCAGCCTGTGCTGCAGCAAGTGCCTCATCAGAAGCTTGTCGTGCAGGATTAAATACTGTCGCAGTATCACGAATCACTACACGTCCTGCCTCAACCAGAGAAGTTCCACCAGTGGCAGAAATAACAACATCTCCTTCAGCAGAAGGCATAAATACCTTAAATGTCTTGGTTGCTGTTGTTGTATCTGTAGTTACAGAAACACCAGTAATAACATCACTTGCTGATCCGAATGCATAGGATGTAGAAATTCCACCTGTTGCAAACAGATTTGCAAATGTTTGACCAGTAAGTGCAAGACCTGCAGCATCTGTTACAGAAACAGTAATAACTGCTGCCTCACCTGGGGTATATTGCTTCTTATCAAAGGCAATTACTACCTTAGCAGCAGCACCTTCAACACGAACAGAAGCAGTATCTGCAATAGATCCAGAGTAAACCCCTACCTTTGCATTACCAGTTCTTACACCAGTAAGATTAAACTTTGCTACACCATCAACAATAGTTGCGGATGTTGCAGAGTTGCTGACTACACCAAGCGTATCTGATGTTGCAAGCAATGTTCCACTACCAACGACAACCCCATTAGCATCGTATGCAACTGCTGTAATAGCATCAGCATTTGATCCAACAGTAAGTACTGGCTTTGCAGCAGTAGCAACAATCTTAGCAATGTCGCCAAAGAATGTTACCTTCTCCGTAGCAAGAACAACATTTGAAGCAGATGTGATAGTTACTGTTCCAACTCCAGCAGTACCGTCAGAAAATACACCAATGTAATTTCCTGCTGGTACAACCATTGCACGAACAGATCCCGTCATGGTTGCATGGTTTGATCCATGTCCAAGAAGTCCAGGACCAGAGACTGTTACTGTAAGAGACTCTGAGGCATTTCCACCTGCAACGTTCTTTTGAGTTACAACAATAACTGCTGCTGCATCAGAAGATACTGTCTTTGAAGCAAAGACTGTAGCATCTGCAGTTGCAGAAATTGTCTCACCCTTATTAATAATAGATGTAGATGTTGTTGCAGAAGCCTTTAGGTCTAATGCATTTACTGTCACAGTCCAGACCAACGGTGATGCCGTAATGCGACCACCAGAGCTCTTTAATACTGGATACAAATTTACAACATATGTTCCTGCAGCAGATGGTGCAACAAGTGCAACATTGAGCTTAGCAGTAATTTGTGCTGCTGCATTAACTGTTGAGCTAATATCAGCAGATGTGTTCCCCCCACCAAGAGTAACAACTGAACTGGATGTTTCTGCTACAGAAAGAACAGCAGACTTACCAGCACCTGTTGGTTGACTTGATACAAGGGAGAGAACAGAAACGGTATCGCCAGAATTTTCTGCAATAAAGGTGAGAGTTACAACTGCTGTTGCGGTCTCGCCTGCCGAAATCGTATCTGCAACTGCATCAATAGCAAAGCTATCAGCAAGAACTGCAGAGTTAGATGGAATCGCAGAAAATGTGCCAAATGTCAAGGCTGCAGCCAAGATCATAGCAATCTTCTTCAATGAATTCATTTTTCTCCTTGTTTATATTAGTTTATATTCGTCTAGAAAGTCCATAACGTCGTCAGGAATTTCCTTGTCCAATTCTACCATACCCTTATTTTGTTCTGCAAGTCGGGAGGCAGAAGACCATGTATGGACTTCTATTTCTATGTTAGAGTCTCTACTTGTATGCGATATAGCTCCAAATACCGCTCCGCATACAGCATCTGCTAAGTCCTTAGATTTCTTTCTAGGGTGATCTACTCTTTTGCCATTATCTGTTATCTTTAGTTCAGACATTTCTTCTAATAGAATTGGCAGCATTGGCATTGCAACACGCTCTTCGTATATCATCATAGCAAGATCTTCGTAGTGTTTTTTAGCTACCGAAACAGTATCAGTTCTCATGCCTACTGCTTTTAATTCTTGTTGTATATCAAATGATTGCCATCGGTCAAATGTAACCATTCCAACATTAAAACCTTCTCTACGAAGATTCATAATCCATTTTTTAACTTCTGATAAATCAACTGGGCCTTCTATCTTAGGTTCCCACCAAGCTACAGCATCAACAACAACTACAGGAGCTACCTGTTCGTAATCTTTTATTACTTGAATGTTTACCCATCGTTCAACATGTGCAATAGCAACAGCGCACTTGTCATGTTTTTGAGCAAGGTCAGCATGAATATAATATGTTTTATCTGGATCTGGCTTAAAGTTTGAATCAAAACGTCTGTGATTATCCAATGGATTTCTAAGCGTCATACACTTTTCCAACTTATCTCTTTGCTTAAAGAATGCATCAGAAGAGTATGTTGGAGTACAAAGGAATCTCATCATTGCATCTCCAGGATCTGTCAAAAATGCAATCTTAAAATCATCAATCTTTCTAGTAGGATTTACTTCCCATGTTGGACGTTTTAGTGCAAACATTCTAGGATATTTGTATGATTTTATATGATCTTCTTCCCAAACAATTTCAAATTCATTGTCTGGTCCTTCTGGCAACTCTTCATTAATAACAAACTTATATCTACGTTCAAGAGTGTCTTTGTCCATAATAACATCTTCATACCGCTTTGAAATAAAGTCACCTTGATATCGGGGAAATGAAAGAAGAACTACTTTGCCTAAATCAGGAAAACGAGAATCTACAGTACCACGAAATGCTTTATAAATATTGTCAGCAGTTTTTCCTTGATCATTGCCAGTTCCAACCTCAGTAGCAAATCCAGATATTTCATCAAGTACTGCCATAAATAAATTTAGACCTTCATGTGACTCACGTTCTGAATGACCTGAATAAACAGTTATTGATTTATTAAAAGTAATTGAGTTTACTTTAGGATCATATTTTCCAGCAAACCACGGTGACTTTTCAATTTTATTTCTAAAACCTTTGAAGAAAACATTCTTTGCTTGTTCAGCGTTAATAGCGACATTGATAATGTCTATGGCATCTCCTGGTGGCTTTCCGAAATATCTGGCAGGATCTTTAAGACATAATAGTTTATACACAACATAAGCACAAGCAACGGTAGAAGTATGGTCTTTACCACTACCCTTGCCAAGTTGAAGGATGATTTCATTTTTAGTATATTTGTCATAATGTCTTGCTCCTGCTTCTGTTCCCATCAGAATTTGTAGCTCAGGCTTACGATATATTTGGCTCATGGCCTCAACTATTTCATACTGTATTTTAGATAGGGGTGGTTGTCCCAAATATTCTGAAGACTCAACAAATGTTACTACATCTACTGGCTTTTCTTCAAAATGATTATCTTCTAGCGCTTCAAGAAAATCATTGAACATCGTGGACAACTGTAATCACTTCACCTTCTCTGGCAATACTTGACAGCCTTTGCATAATAAGATCTCTAACCTCTGGATGTGATGATGCAATGTCTTTTAGGATATTAACCAATACCTCTTGTCTTTTTTCTATCTCAACCATCTCTTCTGCTAGTTCTTTATTTTCTAATAAGCCTGCCTTTTGTAACATATCAATACGCTTAGATTCAATATCCATTACAAGTTTAATACCAGCAGTTTTTGCATTTAGATTTGCTGTAGTTGTAGCATCCTCAATAACTTCATATGCTTTGGTAATAAGCTTATTGTAATGTGCATCTGCTCCAGCTAATGCCTCTTTAGCTCTAGCACGAATTGCACTATTATCTGAAGCCATACGCTTCCACTCATCAAGATGGGCAACAACACGAGTCCTCGGCATACCCAAATCTTTAGAGATTCTGGTAGCATCATTACCTTTTAAATATTCTTCTACAACACGGTTTACTTCATCAAGATGATTAATAAGTTCTACCTCAGTGTTTGTCATAAATTCCCTCTAATCTTTTAATTTCATCTTGTATATAAAAGATTGCCTTTTTAAGATCTTCTATTTGCGTATCTTCATTTTTTAGACCTGCTCTCCAAAGATACTTAAATGCATTGCCAACATTAAAATTACGATGACGAGTAATTTGAATACACTCAACACCAGACGGATCTGAAGTATAGTGAGTAGGATGATTTACCTGATCAACGGTAATATTAAACTTTTCTGTCATCTTTTTGATTTCCTTAATCCAAATTTAGCAAGGTAAACGTATATTGTTTCTAGGCTTGCCCCACACTCTTTCGCTATCTCTTGTGGAGTCTTTTTATCCATAACATATCGTTTACGAAGCCAGGATTCATTTGTATATAGTTTAGCAGCCATATCTAATCCTTGTCAAACTTAATAGCTTTTTCCCAATTATGTATTGCCCAATGACCTATGCCACAGGCATCTGCAACATCGTTATCATCTATTTTTTTATCATAGATAATATCAATAAGTTTTGAAGTTCTTTCTTTTCTAATATTTCTTTCATAAGATTTATACCAAGAATCAGATTTTCCTGGGTTTGCAGACCTTATTGATATCTGCTCTTCTTTTGTAAGTCTTTTATTTCCCAGATAGTTTTGCCATGTAATTGGGGATACTCTGCCTATTTGATTTATTCCAGTCAATCCAATACCGCCAATAATTGCACCTTGTACCATTGCAAGATCTGCTGCAGTTTTGGGGGAATTCATAAACACCGTATGCTCAATAACTACTGCATCTATATTATATAATCTAAAAAATGCCCTAGTTTTTGCAGTAGCATCAATAATTTTTTCATATATGTTATGTCCAAAAAATGCTACCTTGCCAGTTGTTGATAGCTTGTCATCAGCAAAAATAGCAAAAGCAATTGTATTTGTACTAGCATCAATAGCACAAATATTTTTAGGTTTAATCTTGTTCATAATCAAAATATCCTTTAATTTGCTTTAGCATTTTATTAACTTCTTTTTGTACAACATTACAGTTTGAGCAGAATCCTTCATCATTATATATTGATAAATTAACTCCGCACCCTCCAAGACATTTTCTTACTTTGCCTTTTCTTTTTAATCTTTTTGTTACTTGGTATCTCTCTGCAATTTTTTCTTTGGTTGCAATATCTCTACATTCATCTGAACAGTAAACCTGATAGCTTACCTTAGGACGAAAATATGTTTCACAATCAAATCTATTACAGAGTTTCACTCAATTCCTCCAAGGAAGCAATCTTAATTACTCCAGTGCCTGCTTCAACACATGCTTCTCTTACTGGGCAACCTTTACAAATCTTAGAGTTATTGCGATAATTTTTTATTGGAAGTTGCTGATCTTTCCAAGCTTGTCTAACTTCTCGCATCCAACTAAAAGCATTTTCAATCCATTGTTTATATCCATCATTTACTTCAACTGGAATAACCATAAGGTCATGTGTGTTTTTATTTTCATATATCAAAACACCCTTTGCCTTTTTTAATACCTTCATATATATTAATAGCTGTATTAAGTGTCCTGTCTTTGGTTTATTTGTTTTCTTACGATACTCATAGGCTTCACTCATCATTGTTTTAATTTCACCAACGATTTCTTCGCCTTCCCAATTAATCATGGCATCGCCATAACCAAAGATTGGCGGATCATCAGATATTACCTTAAACTCTGTTGTCTTTTCATTTTTATCATTGATATATTCTTTTGCAACTCCAGCATCCAGCATTGCTTGTTGAATTCTGTCATGAGACATAGTTCCAGATTGCATATTTGCTGCACCATAAGCGTCTGTATCATCTTGAAACACTGCCCCATTAAAAGCAATATACCAGTATCTTGGGCATTCTCCGTGTGAGTATGCAATTTGAGAAGGGGCAAACGCTTTCTTTTTCATATGCTTTGGGCCACGAGAAATAGTATATCCAGATTTAATCTTCTCAATTAATTGATCTGAATCTATAATTTTATCTTGTTTCTTTTTTATATTTTTGCTGTCTGATTCCTTAAGCATTACCTGCTTTAATAAATTTTTTGTCATTATATTCCTTTTGTTATATATAAGTATATCAGACTAGCGCATTATATACTTGAGAGCTGACACCAAATTGTTGATTGACTCTGCTGCAGTATAGTATATATTTTTCTTTGCCCTGTCATTTTTATCTACATTTGCCATCCAAGTAGCTCTGAATGCCATTTTTGATGCGATGGCTTGTAGTCTAACGATCTCTAATGTTGCCACATTCATAGGAATATCTGGCTTTATAATAAGCTTTGCTATCATGGTAAGAGCAGTAGTCAATTCTTCATCATTCATAAACTCTGCAATTTCAGATAAACCATTAACCATTTCTAACGTTGTTTTAGACTGTTCGTTATTATCCATTATATTCCCCTAACATATTTTCTAAAATTCCTACTTCTATAATTGCAAGACGAGTTTTTATTCCGCTATCGCCTAATACTACAACTATGGCTGGATCATTTCCATTCTTAATAGCATCAGTAGTTGCTTTTGCCCAAACATCTTTATTAAGAGTAAATGACTTTGAATTTTCTTTAAAATCTACCGTAAAGTTTTCCCAAGTAGCATCACCTTTCTTGGTATTTCTACCAGAATTTTTATGCTGCTTAGCCCCCAACCTTTTACTCTCGTTCTTTTCGCTCATAATCCTTTTTCTTTTTATATCCAACAGTATAAAGTTGGCTTTTAGATAAATGTTTTTTACTACATATCCAAGTAGATTCTCCAGTTGCTGGATAAACCCTACATGTTTTAACTTCTTCCCCGCAAGTTCTACATGGAAACTTACCAGGATAGGTTGTATAGTTAGACATTCATAACCTTGGACCTAATAGAATCTTGAAGGTTCAAATCTTCTTTAACTCTATTTACAAAAGCTTCTCTGCCTTGAACCTTTGTTCCATCTTCTAGATTATACCATGCCCCAGTTCTAGAAACAATGCCCATTAGCTCTGCCGTGTCAACAAGATCGCCGATAGAATCAACACCCACGCCATCGCCTCTAAAATAAAAATCATACTCGCCACCTTGAAAAGCAGGGGAAGTTTTAGAAAATTGTAGCTCCCATCTAACTTTTCTTCCAATCTTTTCTTCAATTAATTTATCTCCAATCGCAATCTTTCCTTTAATCGCTTGGTTTTCGGATTCAGAAGAAAATAGCTTAACAACAGTTGAGGAATAAAACTTAGTAGCCTGACCACCAGTAGGCTGCTGGCTAGTATACATAGCATTAATATTATTACGAGACTGAGAAATAAGGATAAGCAAAGTTGGCTTAACTTTATTGTTTGCATAGTTAAGCATTTTCCATGCATTGCTAAAGTCTCTAGATTCTGCACCGATTTGTTTTGTGTTCTCCAACTGTTTGAGTTCATCTGAATCCTTTTCAAAATAAATTGCAGGAAGAAGAGACGTAATAGAATCTACTACGATAAGATCAACACCAGCCTCCATAAGGTTTACGCCTACATCAACCATTTCATTGATTGTTCTAGCCTGAGAAACAATAAGCTTTGATGTATCTACTCCAAGCTTTTCTGCCCAGTCTTTGTCATAAGACATTTCTCCATCTATCCAAGCACAAACCTTTCCTTCTTTTTGTGCCAAAGCGATTGTTTGCAAGCATAGTGAAGATTTTGCACTTGATTTACTACCCCAGATAAGGACTTGACGACCATACGGCAAACCACCATTCAGTGCTCTATTTAATCCAAAGCTTGGGGTTGCTGCGTATTCTGTTTTAGGAACAGCATCTCCAACTAATATGCTTTTCCTCAACTTAGGATTTAATTGTGCTAAAACATCTTCTACATTTACTACCACTAGAATCTTACTCCGTGCTTCTTTGGTCTATTGGAGTTTATCTCCATCTTTTCTTTAATTGCATAATCAAGAGACTTTTTCATATACCCTGCATCTACCATACCAGCATAAAGATCAAGGGTACGAATAATAATATCTGCAAACTCATCAGACAGCTTATCTGGATCCATGTCTTTACGAACAACTTCCATTGCCTCTACAACCTCTGAAACAATCATCATCATTTGTTTTGCTACAAATATTTCATCTGCTGGTCTATCCCAAAAACCTTTTGCCTTTGCATTGTCGTGTATTTGTTCTGCTAGTTCATCAAACACTTACTACATCCTCCATTATCACTGTGCCATCTTTTGTTTTACCCAAACTAAACTTATAAATATTTCCAGCTTGTACATGCATATATGCTTTTGGAAATGCTGTAGGAAATACAGTTATTGCATGCAATTCTCTACCAGAATCTGCCACTGTAAGAGATGCCATCTTCTTACCAGCCTTAGTGACTCTAGGCTTAAACGAAACAACAAACATCTCATCATCTTTATATGGCAACATCTTATAGTTTAAAAACTTTATCAAAGCATCGGAAGAATTATGTACTTCATCAACAGGTACTGCAGAAACAACCCTATTATCATTTGCAAGAATGATATAAGTGCGACCAGCCTCAATAGCGGTGTTTTCATCGTCAAATATACCGACAGAGCCAGTTTTGTCCAGAACTTCAACTCTTGACCATCCTTTAGATCTCTTAATTGATTTTACCATACCCATTAAAATGAATGCACCCTTTTCCTCATATTCTTCAATGTCGTTAAGGTATGCGTGATAATGCTGTGGTATTGGCATATTAAACTCAGGAAGATTTAAGTAGTCATATAGGTTTTCTCTAACCTTCTCTGGATTAGATGGATTGTCATTAAATGTAAGCGCACCTACGGCATTCATGGCCTGTAGTGCACGAGAATTTACACCATTGCCTTTTGTAAAAGTAAATTCCTCTACTTCTTTGTATGAGCTAAATGGACGAGCAGCAATATACCTGTCAGCAATAGTATCAGAGATGTACTTAATGGCAGAAAGACCGAATCTAATACCCTTACCTTCAATTTTAAAATCTTTATCCGAATCATTAATATGAGGCAACTTAATTGGAATGCCCATTCTTTTCGCTTCAATCAAATATTCCGTTCTCGTGTCTTTATCCTTCTCATTCTTGAGAAGTGAATACATAAACTCTATTGGGTAGTGGTATTTGAGCCACGCTGTCCAGTAAGAGAGCGTAGAGTAAGCAACCGCATGAGACTTGTTGAACGAGTACCCCGCATGTGCCTCAAAATCATGCCACAAATCCAGAGCGGCATTAGGAGCAATATAAGCAGAAGCGCCCTTAACAAACTTGTCCTGGAATGCATTGAACTCTCTGGCATCTTTTTTCTTACCAATAATCTTTCTTACCTTATCAGCCTCTGCCATTGTCATACCGCCAAGATGTACACAGGCTTGCATGACTTGCTCCTGATATAGGATACACCCATATGTATCTTCTGTGAATTCCTTTAAAATTTGATGCATGTAGTCAATATTTTGTCTTCCATGCTTACGAGCAATATAATCTTTACCAATTGTATTCATAGCCCCTGGGCGAACCAAGGCATTGGATGCAGCAAGTTCAGAAAGATTATTTACTCTCATCTTGACAAGAAGATTTGTATATGGTGTTGCTTCGCATTGGAATACACCCTTGGTATATCCATCTGAAAGCATTTGATAAACATTTTTATCATCCATATCAATATTCAGTAAATCAATCTTTTTGCCATGTCTTTCATCAATAATATCAATAGTATCTTTAAGAACACTAAGAGTCTTTAAACCTAAAGCATCAATTTTAATAAGACCTATGCGCTCTGCCTCTTCCATATCTACCGCCACTACAGGCATACGCTCATCAGATCCAGTCACACTTCTTGTTTCAAGTGGTGCGTGTTTAAAGATAGGTTCTTTGCTTGTAACAACTCCTGCAGCATGTACACCAGTTCCTCTAATGCGACCACGAAGCTGATCTCCATAGTTTACGACCTCTGGATATTTTTCACGAAACCAGGCAGAATTCTTGGATGTACAAAAATCATCCCACGTATCAACTGTTTTTAAAACTTTGTTAACATCTGATAAAGGAATATTTAAAGCTCTAGAAACATCTCGTACAACACCTTTATCCTTAAACTCTAAAAATGTAGCAATAGATGCAACATGACGATATTGTTTAACAAGATAATCTTTTACCTCATCACGCCTTGAGTCTTGAATATCTGTATCAATATCTGGAAAGTCATTACGCTCTGGATTAATAAATCGGAAGAATAGGAGATCATGTTCAATGGGATCAATATCTGTAATACCGATAAGGTAACACAAGAGTGATCCTGCAGATGATCCACGACCTGGACCTACCATGATGCCTTCTTTTTTTGCCCAGTTAATCATATTACGGACTACAAGAAAGTACGGACCAAAATTCTTTTGATCAATAATGTCTAGTTCTTCATTAAGTCTAGTTTCATATATATCACTTCCAAGCCAATTAGATGTAAGCTTTTTTTCTTCCATTGCTTCCCAAGCAAGGTTTTTGAGTTCTTCCATAGGTTTACGATATTGAACTGGTAGCAAATTAAGACCAGACTTAATATCATAATCTTCTACTTTGTTTGCAATCTCTAATGTACTAGCAAACATCTCGTCATTATCTATACCCTGCTTTGCCATACATGCTTTCATTTCATCATATGACAAAAGGTGAATATCAAAAGATCTAAATGACATTTGACGATCTGCCCCATAAAGATAGTCAAGCCTGTCCATCATGTCTTTATGCTTTTGTGATTTATCATATGTAACATCTTTTTGTAATTTAGCATGCGTATTTAGGATAAGCATTAACTCTTGTATTTCTTTTTGGCTTGTATCTGAGTGATGACAGTCTGGTGTTACAACTATCTTTACACCCATGGACTTAGCTAAATCAATTAATCCTTTATTAACTCTTTCAGGATTATGAGGCATAACCTCAATATAGTAATCATCGCCAAATGTATTTTTAAACCACGCTATGTGCTTTTTAGCAATAGCAAGCTCATCTAGTTCTACCGCTTTTGCAATCCAGCCACTTAGGCAAGCAGATGTAACAATAATACCTTCTTTATATTTCTCTAATGTTTCAAAATCAAATCTTGGCTTACTAAAAAATCCTTCAGTCCAAGCAATCTCATTAATTTTATTTAGATTTTCTAAACCTTGTTGGTTCTTGGCAAGAAGAACTATATGATGATAGTTTTGATCTAATGGATCTGTTCTATCTGCCTTCGCCCTATTATCAAAGCGATTGCTTGTCATATAGCCTTCTATGCCAAGAATAGGTTTAATACCTGCTTCTTTCGCAAGACGATACATTTCACGATGCCCAGAAAGCGTTCCATGATCTGTAATTGCAATTGCTGGCATTCCCAGCTCAAGTGCTCTTTTTACATATTCTTGCGGAGTAGCCACACCATCCATCAATGAGTAATGAGTGTGGACATGAAGCCCAACATAGTTCATATATTACCAGTCAACGTTTGTTGAAGTAACAGAAGGTGTATCAAATCCAAAGTAAAATGCTTCTTGCTCTGGATAGGGGACCTCACGAACAACCTTCTCAAGGTTAAATGGCTCAACGCCATCCCACTTGAAAGGCTCTGCATCTGGAGCTGCTGGGATCAAGGTGTAATTTGTTTCAGTTCCCTGACCATTTCTTTTTAGCTTCCACTGCACATTTGATACGCTGCCAGTCTCTAGTGCGTACTCACGGATTGTATTAAAAGCAGATTGCTTACTAATACCCTGCGACCATACAGCCACATAGGGGTCTTCTAGACCATCATCAACAAGAACATTGGTATAGAAGCGTAGACGGGCTCTCCAGCCGCTCTTAGGCTCTTTACGGGCCATCTCACAGCCGAAGCAACGCCCCTCAGAGTCCTGGGTGCAGGCTGCCTTACGCTTATAATCCTTTGGATTGGTATGCTCTGATACCACAACGGCTAGACCACGATCCTCTGTAAAGTGTGCAGAGTCAGAATCTAGTTCATTAACAAATCTAATCTTTGCAGACTGACCATCTGCCAATTTAACCCAACGAACCTTAAGTCCAGAACCTTCTGACTTAGGCTTATCTACTAATGCGTTTATGTTTTTTAATCCTTTTACGATTGCCATTTTGTTTTGTTTCTCCTTGTGTTTTTTCTATTGTAGCATAGCGATAATTGAATTGTCAAACTTGTACTCAAGTTTTCTAATTGATTCATCATCCATGTCGCCAATATCTTTATATTTTTTATCTATATTTATTATTGTTATTTGTGATCCAAGTTTATCAACAAGCTTTTCTGACATTGTTTTTCCTGCATCATCGTTATCTGCAATCAAAACTATGTTGTTAAAATATTTTTTAAGCAACTCAGTTTGAGATACAGAAACATTAGCCCCGAGCGTTGCGACTGCTGGGAAACCTACCTGATCTAATCTAATGGCATCAAAAGAAGACTCCACTAGATATACTGTTTCAGAATTTTTAATTCTGTGTAAATTAAATAATACCTTACTCTTTGGAAGTCCTGGGGTATTCTTAAAATCTTTTCCTTCTACAGATCTGCCAACAAAACCTATACACATACCATCAGGTGAGTGAACTGGAACTGTAACATAGTCTTGTTTTTCAGAATAGCCTAAACTAAATCTAGAAATAGATTCTTTCGTTATCTTTCTACCCTCAAAATATCTTACGGCCCTTGGTGATTCAAGCGCTTGCATATTAAGTCTTTTAATAAGCAATTCATCAAATTGAACAAAATCTGGCTTTGTATATAATGCTTTATTTATTGTTAAAGATATATCTGATTCTTTCTCTTTACTTTTAATATATCTTAATGCCTCAAAATATGTTCTACCACTAACCTGCATAACAGTCTCTAGTAAATCTGCAACTTTTTGACATGAAAAACAAAACAGCATGCCATTGTATTTATTTATTTCTGCTGCAGCAGTTCTAGAGTTATTATGAAATGGACAAAATACAATGTATTCTAGTCCTACTTCAGATTCAACATCAATTCCAATGCCAGCCAAAACACGCTTGACCTGATCTTCTGTGTATGAATCTTTAATCTTACTCATTTTAATAGTACGGCCCCAATAAACTATATCCTATAGTATACCTTAATCCAGATTTTGTTTCAAGTACACCGTGCATGTTGTTCATTTTATAATATGCCATATCGCCAGCTTTTGGTTTATAGGCGTATCCGTGCTCTGGAAAAAATAGTTCGCCACCTTCATAATCATCATTAATATATAGTTGAGCAATAAAACTGTCTATTCGTGAATCTGTAATATCTTGATGAGCGTTCATTGGAATAGATGGTAAAAGTTTTGATGCTGTTATTGTGTTTCGTAATGGCTCCATCTTATTCATATTGTTTTTTTTCATAAAATCAATAAGAGACTGATTTAGTATGTTATAAAACATTGCACGAACCTCAAGCGATGTATAGCTATCACGCCTATCGTACAAGGCTGGTATCTCCATAGTTTGATGTGGTCTACGCTCTACATGTTCAAATGGATAGGAGTCTTTGCTTACCTTTTCTAAAATATCAATCCAGTAGTTTGGGTCTATATCATTAGAATAAACAGTAACAATACCATTATCAATTCTTGGAGTTATAGTCATATTATTTTTCTTCAAAGTCTTTATACTTGTAATATCCTCTGTCAAAATCTACTTGAACCAAAAAGTCTCCCATAAAACCATTTCTATTTTTTCTAAATACACACTCAATAATATCACTATTTGTAGCACGACCAAGTGCCATAACCCAGTCAGCATCATATGCAATCTGTCTTGACCAAGCAGTTTGACCAAGTGTGGGAGCACTACTAAGATCTTTTACATCATCTGGCGTAGCAGATGAAATAGCAATAATAGGAACCTCTTCACTAATAGCCATTAGCTTAAGTTCTCGTGAAAGGTTTTTCATTCGTACCGTTTCATTTTCAGACCTTTGGTTAGGAGACATTAGCTGTAGATAGTCAACAATAACAAAGTCTGGTTTGTACTGATCAATCTTTCCACGAATAACAGATGGAGTAACTTCTCCACCAGAATCATTGGATATGATATGGAAAGCAGGCTTGCCATCAAGTTTACTTGCATGCCATTTTTTCAACATATCAATTTCTACTTCACCATTGCTAAGTTTACGATGTGACCAAAGACCTTCGCCCATAATCGCATATACACGATTACGTACTTCTGTCTCACTCATTTCAAGAGATATGATAAGGGGAGATCTTCCTTGCTTCCAAGCCTGTACTGCAAAGTAAAGAGCAAGCCAGGATTTTCCAATTCCTGGGTATGCCAAGAACACCCCAAGCTGACCTGGCATAATTCCAGATGGGAGATAATTGTCAAACCCTGGCAAGCCAGTCTTGATTCCTACTTGCCCAGACTCTTTCATCTTTTGGACGTTTTCGTAATAAGAAACAGCGGAATCAATATCAGTTACATCAACATCTCTAATTGCTGATGTGTTCTTTTTTAGTTCTGAAGTCTTAGTAATAAGTTGTTCAAGTGCTTGTGTACCGTTGCCACCCTGAACATCTGTAGCAGCAGTTCTCAATATATCCTTAAGGCTATCATTTAAATATTCTGTTTGTAATTCATCAAGATGATGTTTAGTCGCACCAATATCTGGTATTACCTGAAAGTCACGGAACTTTTCAACTACAAGTGAAGATGGTGGAACAGATCCATTAATATCAAAATAATGTCTAACAAAATTCCATACATCGTTATGAGTTCTAAGTAAATTATCTAGGTTAGCTTGAAGCAAGACATGCATTTGTTTGTCATTTAATACTGCAGATATTACTTTTGCTTCTGAATTATTCACTTAACCACTTCCTAGCAAGCTCTCTACGATACTGTCTATCTTTTTTGTCCTGTTCAACTTCAAGTTTACCAGATAGAATTTTTTCTGCATTATATGCAAAATAATTCCATGAAGGATCTTGAGCTATTTTAAAATAATAATCTAATAAATCATAACAACCTTTTAGGCCATATGACTCAACAAGGGCATCTGCAGCCCACTGCTCTACATTAAGATTGAGATTAGACTTTTGCTCATATCTCTGCAAATAATATTTATTGTAGCGACTGAGCAAAGCCATTCGGTCTTTGCGTTCAGCCATTAGGATTCTAGCTCAACCTTGGCTTCATTGATTTTAGAGGTAAGCTTGTCTTCAACAAACTTATAGACTCTCTCAAATGCCTGATCTATATTCTCACCATCACGTCTAGAATCAACAATACCAAGATCTAACCTGAGTGATTGAAAGTTTCCTAAATTAAGTGTGTAACCCAAAGTTACGTTAATCTTTGTTTCTTCGTTTTGCATTTGCCCTCCCCAGGCTCTATATGCTCTCTGTCCAAACTGGTATGAATCTACCGTCTGGAGTTTTTGTATATGTAAGTATACCATCGCCCATTCTGCGTGTCAATTCTTGAGATGTAGGCGTTTGATTATTAGTTATTAAATTGTCTCTTCTTGGTCTTCCAATGTGTCTAGATGCCAGTATATCACGTATCTCTTTTACTTGTGATTCAGAGTAATACGATCTTATTTGCCATCCTCTTTCTCCATTAAGCTTAGAGCCAATTGGTGGTGGAATAACACCCCATTTAATTAATCTAGGAAAGTATTTACGATGCCTATTGACAAGCACTGCAGTTTCTGCTACAGTATAAGCTTTTTGTCTATTCTTTCTAAAATCAGATCTTAGACAACTTTCTAATCTATCTTTTGTTATGTTATAAACAGTAACCATTCCTGTGGATCTTGAACTGTGGTGTAGTCTTACAAGGTCTCCATTAAGAAACCAGACCTTTTTATTCCCAGAAATTACAGGGTCGTTATTGTACTCTTGGCTAACAATCTTTCTTTTTCCAGTAGCCACAAACCCTCCGCACTATCTTGTGGTGGATGAAAAAATTTTCTTTGACCACACATGATACAAAATGTTTCTAAATGAATAGCGCTACTATATTGTCTATCTACAAAAACTCTGCCACTGCATCTTTTACAAGACATCATTTTTATTGTCTGCTATCTTTGATAATAAATCTTCAGAATATTTATCTGCAGCTTTTTGTTTATTATTATTAATCATTTCTGTTATTTCTGCCCGCAATACTGCAATTTGAGTTTCGTAGTTAGCAACCAGTTCACCAATTCGCTGCTGCAATACAATTGCAATTAATTCATTTTTTTCAGTCATTTGGCAAATTCTCTAACTCTTGTAACAAAACATCTCGCTTTGCTTCTTCGTTAGTTTTTTGCTCTGAAAGATTATTTACAATGTCAGAGTTAGGATTTTCTTTTGCTTGTTCAGCAAGTAAAGAGATCTGCAAATTATAAATATTTGTCAAAGCATTTTTAATATGACTTTCTAAGATGGCTCTTTTTTCATCACTTGTTAATTCCATAAATCACCTTTGTATAATGTTTCCCTCGTCATCTACAATATCTGGTACATCTTGTACTGCTCCCCATTTACCCAGCGGGCAGGAAGCATGTGGAAGTTTTGCCTTTTCAGTCATAAAGCAACCACACTTTTTGCAGGTCTTAGTCAATTGTATCAGAGATGGACATTTCATGCAGCCTTCTTCAAATCTAAGCCTATAGGTCTCATCATCTACCCTACCAATATTAGGATTAATCAAATCCCAAGGTCTTACTGAATCTCCAGGCTGCTTTTCTTTCCATATCTGCCAAGGGCTTTTAGACATTTTCACCTTCTGTTATTTCTGGCATTACATACTCGTCAGTTTCAGGATTATAGATCATACCAGGCAAAACAGCATTTGGATTAAAATTAATCTTATCTGTAACATCTAAGACAACTGGATTGCTCAAAAAAATCGCAGACAATCTTTCATCAGTATGTAAAATATCAGCAACCTCATTATCTATAATGAATGCTAATTTAATTGGGGGGGTTTCCATGTTTTCTCCTTTTTTCTATTATACATTAGTATACACGAAATCGTCAAGTCTATTGCCAGTTATTCTATTAGCTACCGTTGGAGTATTAATTATACCAACAGCAGAATCACCAGCAATGGATTTTGTTGGACTAGATGGGGTAGCGGTTAAAGTTGATCCTAGTTGATTTGTAACCGCTGTATTTGAATATGCCTTTGCTGTAATAGTATTATTAGATGTTTCAACTGATAGTCCATATATTGGAATAAAGGCAGAATTGCTAGTGGCTACTGTTTGACTGTATTGACTTGTTACAGTACTACCAACTGAAGATAATATTTTAATTGTACTTGTATATGTTACAGTGGTTGAAGAAGAAACTGAACATCCTCCACAGCCAGAACCGCTGGAATCTGTTGATATTGGGCCTCCACTGCAAGATGTTGAAGAAGAAACTCCACATCCACCACAACCAGATCCGCTTGAATTAGTTCCTATTGGACCACCAGTACACGTAGTAACTGTTGAACTTGACACTGTGCATCCTCCACAACCAGTTCCAGATGCATCGGTTGAAATTGGACCACCAGTACATCCACTTGTTGTGCTTGAGTTAACTGTTGAATAAGAATAACTTGTTGTAGAACTAACACTACAATATCTTACTATCCACTGAATTCCAAACTCTCCAACAAACAGCTTATAGCATGGTTGCCCATTATGTGATGGCGAATTACAAGCAACAACTGTTCCAGGATCGTTTGAAACATATTGATCTGTTCCGCAAGAATACGAATATGATGTTGTGCTTGAGCATCCACTACATCTTCTACCTACTGTAAATGCATTATATTCTGTAGTAAAATCATCTGGACAAAATGAAGTGGAGGCGCTGCCGCCGCAACCATAAGTAGTTATAGTTTGTGGAGTATTACATGTGTAGCTAGTTACTGATACTGGAGTATAACAAGAATACGAAGTTACTGGGGTATTGCATGAATACGATGTAGAGCTACTGCTAGAATAATCTGGTGCTACTGCCCACCAAGAGCCAGCACTTGTAACCCAAAAAGCTAGGCCAGGCCCACCGCCACCATCAGAAACAGATACCTTTAAGGCAACATTAGAATCTCCAACATTTATAGTTTTAAGTGGATAATTAGTTGCGCTATTTCCAACAGAAGGATTGGTGTAAGTAACAACGGCCTGCCTTCCAGATATTTCTTCTGTATCTAATTGCCAAGAAAAGTTGTTAGTATTTATTGACGGTGTTTGTGGTCCATACAATCCGCCATTGGTTGACCAGTACCAACTGCCAGTGCTGGTTTGTCCAAGACCTTGAGATCCAGTTCCAGCAAGTCTATTAAAGTTGTCTGAAAATGATGGGATGAAGGCACGAGCATTTAAATCACTATAATAATAGTATGTAGATGCACCATCTGCTGCTATAACTATATCAACTGCATAGAACGTATAATTAACCATAAGTTGTGTAGTAAGCAATGACTGTGTACCGCCAGATGTTGTGTCTGGTGTAGGCGGAGCTGTTGTAGTTCCATTTGTTAGTGTGGGGCCAGGAAATACCCACCCGTAAACTCGTGTTTGTATTGCAAGATCTGGATTACCATCAAATATAGTATTATTTTGATAAGTTCCTCTGTTTGCAGTAAGAGTAGTTCCAATTACAACGTTTCCAGTACTTGATAATGTTGGGCTAGAAGTTTGTATTGGAGTTGGTGGAAAATTAGACGTAAACTGAGTTGTTAATGAACTTTCATTACCAGGGTACCCAGTAACATTTCCAGAAACAATATTGCCAGTATATGGTGTAACAGAAAATCTATATTGTTTGCCGTATTCATCAAGTGTTATTGTTGTTGGGCTAGCCGTTGTTTTATAAAATTCAGTGGTACTTTGTAAAGTTCCCCCACTATATTTATATCTTTTAATTATTACACTACCAGTGTATGATCCAACCGTAAATGAAACACTAGCTTGAAGATCTGTTCCGACTTGTGAAGCGGTTACATTTATAACATCCCTTGGAGTACTAATGGTTGTTGTGTTACTTATAGAGCTGCTAGTTAATACAATATTTGTAGCTACAACCCTGAATCTATATAAATTATCTGAATTTGTGCTAGTGTCATATGACTGAACTACATAGGTTTTAGTATTAGAAGATCCTGATGCTGGATTTGTTATTGATCCAACATCTATCGTTTGCCAACTACCTGAGTTATACCATTGAAAATAATAAGTAAGTGAAGTTGAATTTGTCCAATGATAATTTGTTCCAGTTAATGTAACTAGTCCAGTAGTTGAATTTGTTGATTGAGATATTTCAACTTGTTGAGCTATGCTCGGCCCTTCTTCTGAAGAAAATAATTTTTTCCAAATACCAGATGAGTTTAGCCTATACCATGCAGAAAATCTTTTCCAAACACCAGAGTTGTTTAGACGGTAAAGGCTTGAGAACTTCTTCCACTGTCCAGAAGAATTAAGTCTGTAAATTGGCATTGTTTATTCCTGAATCATTAGTATATCACCAGCCTTGACGCTGCGTGATGTACCATTGCTATCTGTAATTGTTCCTGTTTTTGTTGTATTGTTCCATCCCGTAGGATTTGTTGGTGTTGTGCTTCCAGTAATCGTGGAAAGATAAATAAACCTTCTGCCCTGAACAAGTTTATCATCTGATGTTCTTTTTGTAATAGTTGGATCTCCTGCCCAACTGTCATCATCCGATGTTGGCATTTGTACCATATAGAAACTAGCGTTACCATTGAACAAGTCTATTATTACGGAATCATGAGTGCCGTTTAAAATACCTCCACCAATGCTAAACTCTGCATTTGAATACCAATAATTTGCAGAGTTTATATATAATCCATCTTCGCCATTAGCACCAACACTGGTTCCAAACTTCATCTCTGCCCCACCCTGAGATGCCCCAGTAGTTAATCTACCTTGCAATATGGCTCCATTTGCATTTAATATACCGTTTGCGGTAACATAAAATGCTGCTGCGGTACTTCTTGCTCCACCTGCCCAAAATACAATATCAGATGTAGAATTTGTATTGGGTGTTGCTATACCTGCTGTATAGTTAACGCTTGTTAATCTTATTTGTGCATTTGTAGAATCAAGAGTAACCACACCACTACCGCTTGTATTTGTTATTGTATTAGCAGTTACATCCCATCCACCAATATTGGCAGATTTTGTAGTCAAAAGACCTGTTGACCCATTAATAGTTGTTATGCCATTTACAGAAGAAGAATTAAAAGTTAAACCACTAGTATTTAAAATAAATCCAGCACCAGATAAACTTCCAGCAATAACATTTCCAGAGTATAATGATCCACCAGACTTTATTTCAACATTGCCATCAAATTGACCCTTTTGTGCTCTAAGGTCACCTTGAATAATAAATGTTGTTCCATCCCATTGTATATAGTTATTTGTATCTCCGCCTAGTTTAAATAATGCTGATTGTGCTGAATCTATGTACCAGTAGTTATTTGAATTAAATACTAGTCCTCGTTTTGTTCCACCGCTGTCCTGTACTCCGTATCCAAACTTAAATGTTCCAGTATCTCCAGTAGCTGAGGCTCCAAAATAGCCGACAGTTGTTACATTTTTTCCTATGAAAGGAGTTCCATTTGCTATTGCTGTTCCTATAGAGGTGTAGGCAGAAGATGTATTATTAAATTCATCATATGAAGCAATTCCTATTTGATATGTTGTTCCTATAGATAAGCCGTTTAATCTAAAAGATGTTCCAGTTCCTGGTGAATCTACATACGAATATGGATTACTAGTTCCGTCTTCTCTAAATCTAATCCTATATCCTTTTAAGGTGGCATCGGATACCGCTGACCAGGATATGTCAACGTAGGCATTAAATCCAATAGTAGCGCCAGTGGAATTATCAATACCAGCGGTTACTGATCCTGAAGCTGGAGCATCTGGTGGAATGTTGTCTGCACTAACTGGATTAGTAGGTGTTACTTTGTATGCTGTTGAATATGGTCCATATGTACCAGCTTTATCTGTAAATCTTGCTCTAACCCATCTTGCCTCTAGTGTTGGAGTTGTGATTACTGCTGGTTTTATACTATTTAAATATGCCTGCTCATATCCAGCTGCTGGATCAGTTGATGCATTAGATATAACCTCTTCTACTGATATATAATTATATAACTCTACAATTGGATTCCAATCTACAGAATATCCTTGCGCTATTGATGTAACAGTAATGCTTGGTGCTGGCAAATCATTTTCATATGATGGAATAACGGTTAGCGTTGCTTCTGGCCCAACATTACCACTTTTATCACGAGATCTTACTTTAAATTCAGTAAATGTTGTTTGAAAAATACCAAAAAACTTTATATTGTCTGAATAATAAAATATAAGTTCTTGTGCGTCAGAAGTTTTATTTAATTTTGTAAAAGATATTGGAGGAGTTATTCCAGATCCAGTATTTAGAGTATATATAAAAGCATCAACATCATCATTGTCTGGACTTGTTAAATCTATATCAAATGAAAAAACTAATGCTGGCTCTCCAGATATTGTTTGCCATTCAGCAGATAAATTACTTATATCTGTTGGAGTTTTTCCTTCTGATGCTTTTGGGTTAGATGCAGAGGATGGATATCTTTTAGGACTAGCAGATGCTGCAGATCCAACTAATAATCCAGCATTACCTGGATTAACAATAACAATTTCTGCACCTGCCCTTGAAGCTGATATGCCTGCTTCAAATCCCTCTACTCTTGGATCATCTGCATCAAGATATAACGTCTGTCTTTTACCAACAGTAAATGGAGAGTTATATTTTGCTTTTGCCATTGTCCTGTTCCGTTATCTTGGACCGATAGCAATCCATTTTACAAGAATATCCTCATCAAGAACTTGTGTTCCTTGTGCTCCAGCTCTCATAAGTCTAATTGTAAATCCACCAGTTGTTACATCATGAACAGAGACAACGAAATCTAACTGTGTATTAGAAGCGTGATCTGAATTATCTACAGTAGCAACAACAAATGGTGGCTGAGAAAAAGATGTGCCAGCACTAAATGTTACGCTTCTTGCATAAAACTTTTTGCCATTTGGTGTGGTATCTTCGTCATCATCTCGTATTTTTCTTTTACCATATTTAATTGTGGTAGTTGCAAGATCATTTACTGCATCAACTTCATCCCCATCTGTCCAGTCAGGGGTATAGGCTACACCAAGCTTGTTAATAAGAACATTTAAATAATCACTATGTTGATTAACAACATTAATAATTTGTTGAACTCCTGCCAAATCTATAATAGCTGGATCTGAGATTTTTACATATGCCATTTATTCTCCTTTATACATAATTATATCATTAGGCCAAGCCTAAACACTCACACCTTTATCAACAGTATTTAAGACAATAGTAGTGTTTAAACCACCATCAAAGCTATGAGATACAGAATGAACTAGATATTTTTGATCACTAATACCGCTTAAATTATAGCTAAGTTGAACAACATCTCCAACCTGAATTAAGGGATTTCCAAAAATGCTTACAGTTATGTCTTGTGAAAAAATATCAATTGATCTTGCTATCATATTAACTAGTTTATTTGCAGATTCTTTTGACTGAATCCAATTTGAGTCTAGTTGAATTGTTTCAGATATGTTTGCTGGATCTAATACCTTTTCTATAATTTCTGGGTCAGATGGTGCAATAACTTCTTGTGTCCAAAGATTAAGCACTGAGGTTCCCTGAATAGTTTCTGTAGGGTCTTTCTTCAAATATACCATATGGGTTGAATTGTTTGCAATCGCAAACTTTGCTCTAAATCCAGTATTCATAATAGTAGAATATGACAAAGCATATTCATCAACTTTCTTTTTTTGAACATATTGTTGGTCAACGATTTCTGTTCCAGGTATGTACTTTAATAGATACTTGATGGGCCAAACATCTACAGAAACCGCAGCAGGGCTTGTGTATTGAATATCGTATGAATTAATTCCAACTATCTCTGGTTTAGTTTGCATCATGTAGGACTTAGATCTAGAAAATATATTTTGTCCTTGTACCATGCCATTTAAAAATTCTCTATCTTGAAAATAATAATTAACGCTTCTTTCTTTTAAGCTTTTGTGCGTTGCGTATATTTCTCTAATTGATCCTGCAACAGTTCCAGATTGAGATGGGTATGTTATACCGTCTATAAATACTGGGTCTGTTGATATAAATCCACCAAAAATATTTCCTGAAGATAGATCTGTTTCAAAACTAATCTTTTTAGGTAATCCAGTTTCTGGATTTAAATCTATTGGGATCCAGGTAACTCCAACACCAGCAACTGGAACTTCCCAGTTTCCAATTTCAATGTTATTTAAAAATATTGATAATAGATTTGTTGTGCCTTCTTCAACCTCTCCATCACCCTCATTAGATTTATATGTTGTAGCTCTTAGGTTAAACGATGAATATCTTGGATCTGAAACTGCTGTATATGATACTCCAGCCTCCGTTACTTCTTTTTCTAAAACCTTTTCAAAATTATTAATAATTGATAAGGCCTCAGTTGTAACATCTGCATATGCAATAACATTATTTTGCTCAGCAACTACATTATATACAACAATAAGATATTTATATACTGGTGGATTGTTCCACGTTACCCCATCTTTTTGCAAAGTATTATATCTAACAAGTTCTATAAAAAATGTACCATTAAAGGCATTTGATTGCCCAACACCAGCATTAAAGAATAATCCTCCAGATACTAGTTCTAAATTATTTTCAAAGTTAAACTTTGTAGAATATGTTTTATAATATTCTGTTCCAGATTCTGTAATGACAGTGCTTCTTTCAGTTGTAGGATAAAATATTACCTTACCAGAATTTGTTGTTGTTGCCTTAAATTGATTATCTGTAGCAGCACTATATGTTCCGTCTCCAACAATTTCATATATATTAGATATATTTTTACAAGTAATTGCTTTACTAGAAGCATTGGCAGATGTTAAAACTGTATGTGGAGCGACCTTAGTTCCAAACATTCCACGTTGGATATTGGTAATACGTCCAGTGAAATCTGTTAGCGCATTATATTCAAACTTTTCTGTTCCATCACTTGTCTTTAATCCAACTAAATATTTTTTAGTAAAGCGATTGCGTTCTCCCTGAAACTCAATTTCATTTTTTACCGACACTGTAGAAGAATTAACTTCATCACTAAACTCAAATTCTTTATACATAAAAGATACTATTTCATTTTCTATAAATGCATATCCGTTTGTATTAATACTAAATGTGTGGAATATATCAAGTGGATCATTCTTATCAATAACAAAATAACTTTGTGTATCATTCATATCTTCATTTAAATAGTTCATTCCAACAGAGTCTGAGTTTTGTTGTGCCCAAACAATTTCATTACCAGTTGTATATATAAATGATGGAGAGTTTGGATCTATCTCAAGTGTATTTAAAGATGCGGAATTTTTAATTTTAGGAGATTGATACCTTAATGATATTTTTCCTGGTTTAGCTTTGTTTGTTACGGAATATCCACTATCTGCGATATTGCTTTCATTAATAATAATGTTTGCTGTTTTATTTCCAACAATATCTGCAAGATTTAAAAATTTCATGACTCCAAACTCATCAATGAATGCACCAATCTGATATGGAAGAAATATTTGGTTTAAAGCATCTATGATTGTTGTATCTTGAGAATTTACATAAAAGTATGCAAGGTCTAATGGAACATTTTTATTGTTGCAAACATCATACAAAGAGTTATAATCATAATCGGTAAATCCAGAAAGATCTAGCATATTTGATATAACATCTATTACGCTTCTCAAGCTTGATACATAATCCGCTACCTGAGTTGATTGTAAATATCTACCCACGTCAAATGCCTGAATTGATACTTCAGTTACATCAGTTTCATCCCAGCTATCAGAATAAAATATACCACCTGGAATTAAAGTATCTGGTGATACCAGCGATCTTGTGGAGTTGTCAAAGTAATCTTCTAAATAATAATTAATGTAAAATTTTATATTCTTTTTAAACATGCCCCTTAGCATATTATTAGCCCTATTGCTTTGACTAGAAAATACGGGCACTAATGATGATATTGTTCCAAGCGGTATGCCAGATAAAACAATTGATGCATCATCAGAGTTAATTGATGAAATTGGAAGATACGTATCTTTTGCATCTAAAGATTTTTTAACAGAAAAACTTAAAATATAATCTGATAAGTCAACTTCAATTCTGGGGGATAGTTCAACTATCTGCATTCTTGTTATGTCAGAATCTAAAGATTCAGACTCGTAAGCTGAGAAAGCTGATCTTGCAGTATTAGATGTTTGTGTAACACGAATTTTATTAAGTGTTGTTATTTTATCAATATCGCCAGAGGAATTAAATGTTGGCATAGAGGACCATCTTGTTCTGGTCCATGCAGATCCAGTCCAATATAATACCAGTACGCCTGCATCTTCTCTGATACCGTTATTTTCTTTACCAGCATTTGTATTTAAGTTAATTGATGTTGATCCATCTACATTTATGATTGTTCCATCAATGTATATATTAATTGTTGGAACAGCCATCAAAGTATTAAATTTAATAACTAACTTATTTGTGTATATGCCAGCCTTGTCGTATAGACCTGTTATTGATTTATTAGAAGTGTCTGAAACAAAATATTTATACTGATTCATATCGCTTAGTAATCCATTTTTATAAAACGGAACTGGTGGAGCAACATTGACAGTTTTAGGATTTTGTATAATTGGGCTTACTGGCATATATACATCTGAGGCATATCCATCAATAAGATTTTTAGTTACCTGTCTAAAGTTATTTGGAAAAGAAAACTTTGAGCTTCCAGTATTAACGTATGATTCCCCTGGTCTAAAGTTTGTAAAAATAGAGTCTGTTGGCCATACAGAATTGTATTGATAGTTAAAATAACTTACAGCATATACTTCTGGAACTGTAAAAAATACTTCTGGAAGATCATCGTCAGTACTAAATCTATTAAAAGAAAATGTATACGTAAAACTAGATATAGTATCTGATGACGAAGATCCTCCAATAAATGTTTCAACCTTAGTCCATCCAAAAGAATTAATTTCTACGCTAGAGGAGCCAAACTGACTAAAAGATCCTTTTGCCAATATGTTTGCAATGATTGGATAGTTTTCGTTTGTTTTAATATAAGTAATAACTTTAAATGCACTGCTTGATGATGTAGGAGTAACGGTATACGTAACAGTATCTTCATCTGCTGTCATTACATATTTTTTTGTTGTAAACCCTGGTTTTGCATCTGCCCCAGTAATATTAACAAGAGTTGCAGATGTAGTTAAATTAGTATTTAAGGTTCCATCTCCAGCAACTGTTGCATACGGTGGATTAAAAACATTTTGATTCCATTCAGCAGACACCACTGGTGTCATTTTAATAGAATTAGAATCAGTAAAAATTGATGAACTAACAGTGCTAAGCATTAGATCTCCGTAAACTCTAGAGTCATATCTACATAGTCTGTCGTTCTTGTTCTCTTTCTAATTGATTTAGAAAACCCTGTAATAAAGGCTTGATAAATCTTTTCTCCAGTTAATGCCGATGTATGTGCGCTATCCGATGGCATAGATCCACTTGATGGAGTAGTATAATCAGCAGAAGTTACTTTTACATAGATAGGAATATTATGATTTGCATTATAAAATGCATTAATCCATCCCGCACCATATTTTCCATCTATCGTTGTTATAGAAACTTTGGTCACATCTTGTGCAAAACCAGTTCCAGTTGATACCCCTGTTGCTGCTGAAGGTTTTGGAACTATAAACGTTGTTGATGTTACGCTAGATGGTGTTACACCAGATATATTAAATGGACTTGGAGATAAGCCAGAAACAACGATTGATGAAGATGTTGTAAAATTATGAGCTGCAGAGGTTACAAAAACAATAGTATTTCCAACAACAGTTCCTGACTGTATTTGTGCCGTATGGTTTGTATGTGATGTTGGAACAAGATCCCAGGATACTGAAACAATATCTTTTTTACTAACAACAAACTTTCTTAAAGTTCCATTTGCCATTCGTGATTCTTTTTCAATAACTATGGGATTAATATTAATTTCATTTCTATTATGATCAGTTAAATGATACCAGTTCGTACTAAATGTAAGTGTTCCAGATATCTGCGATGTTGCTGCTGGAGAAAATGTTATTGTTGTTCCTGCAATATTAGTAACTACTGAATTTGCGGCTAGTCCAGTTCCAGCAATTTTTTGACCAATTTTTATATTAGAGTTTGCTGCAGATATAACAACAGTGGTTGCTGCTCCAGCTCCGCCAGACGCATATGTTGCAGTTGTTGGAGTATTATTAAGAGATACAGCAATTCCAGAATTTAATAAAAATGCCATTATCGTGGTGTTCCTAACGACGTTACGCCATTACTCTTATTATTTTTGCTACTAATTGTTTTAATCTTAGCAATCACCTTGGTTGCGATTTCTTCTGGATTTCCACCTGAAACATTCATTGTTACATTATACACTGCTCCGCCTGCCATTTGTGTTGTAGCAGTTTCCTGAGCAATACCCTTGGCTGCAAAACCAACTGCTGGCGTTGTTGGCATAGGAGCAATACTCTGATAATTTCCAGATTTTATTTTTCCTAAAAACTTTTTATCTGCAGTAGTTATTGTTTTAGAATCTTCTATTTTTGCTTTTCTATCTTCAACAGCACCTATCAATTTGTCCATTTGAATAACTTTGCTCTCACTGGCAAATTTAGCACCCTCCATCATTGATTCCTGCTGTAATGCGGCAGCAGCTAAGTAATCACCTGTCATTTTCGCTTTTGCAGCCTGATTAAGAAGATCCATTTGTTTCATTTGATATTGGTTTTGACGATTTAATTCATCATTAACTTCCTTAAGTGCATCTCTTTTTTTCTTTAATCTTTCTAATTCTTTATCATAAGCCTTTGTAAGATTATCAATACCAGATGCAGCCTTATTAGCACCTTTACCAGTATCTGTATCAAGAGGTCCTGTTTGGTTAACTCCAAGAGCATCCTTTTCCATTTTTTTTGCATTTGCTAAAGCAAGTTCCATTTCTCCTTTTCTTCGTAATAATGCTCCTCTTTCACCACCATAATAAGCTGCGCCTTCTAGTTCTTTATTTATTCTATCTAGTTCTGCTTGAGCTTGGCCAGCAGTCATATTACCTTTAGCCCCTTGACTTAAATCTGAGTTTAATATAAAGTTAATTGCTGCATCGGCAGTCATTCCATCTATGGCTTTTAGTACTTCTGGAATTCTAGCAACATCAAGAATTGTTAAACTTCCTTTTGCATACCCCATCATAATATCAATTTGAGCTGCACCATCAAGCTCTTTCATAGATTTTGTTATTCTCTTAAATAGCTCTGGATTAGTTTTCTTTAAAGCAGAAAATGCCTCTTCTCCCATACCCTTAAGGGCATCTGCAGCTAATGTACCTTCTGGATCAATCTTATTTAATTCATTAATAAGACTCTTGCTACTTTCTGTCAACAAATCAAAATTTGACAGTGAGGTTGCAAGGCCAGCGTCATACTGTTCCCTAGTAATTAATCCATCGGCATACTGTTGATTAAGAAGTGCCAAAGATTCTTTTTGTTGTGTAAATGCTATAGACAATTGCATTGTTGCAGATGAAACAGACCCTTGAATATCTTTGTATGCCTTAAGTGTGTCAATTTCATAACCATACCCCATAATATTTCTTGCACCTTGTTTAAGTGCACCCATTACCTCACTGCCAAAACCACCAGAATACGATTCATTAATTCCTTGTTGATATCCAGCTGCTTGTTTTAATTCTTGGAATGTCATGGTGGTCATCGCATCGGAGAAACTTTCTCCTCTAGACATTCTCTTACCAGTATCTATAGCTCTTCTAAATAATCCAACCCCTCCTACTGCCATATCTCCAGAAAGTGGATTTATATTTAATTTTGGAAGCTTAATCTTAGATAGTTCTAAAATATCTTTTTGAATTGCTTGTATATTTTGTTTTGAGCTTTCCTGTAAGAAGTTCATTCTTGCTTCTACCGTTAGAGGCTCTTTTGTAATATCCTCTCCATTTGGAGCAAGAATCTGTTGTACCTTTGCTCTCAACTCTACTTGATCTGCACCAATAAGATCTGAAGCAGCTTTAATATTTGCTGCAATATCTTGTGGAGATAAACCAAAAATAGCTGCTCTTTGTGCAACATCCATAGCCGCTGCCTGCATTCCAACATCTGTTCCTCTTACTGCAGCTTCGTTTATTATTGCTGTAGATGTATTGCCTTCTTGCTTATAAAAATCTGCAAATCTTTCTACTGCTTGACCACTTGCAGATATAAGTTGACGATTATTTCTACTAAATTCTCTTGCACTAGGAAGTGCTCTTCCAGTAAACTCTGCGTACTCTTGTATAGATTTTGCACTACCTACACGAGCTTGTACTTCTAAATCTGCAGCCTTTTTAAGTTCATCAGCAGATTTTTTAGCTGATTGATTTAACATAAATAAGCCTACACCAAGCGCTACTACTGCAGCGCCAATGCCACCTATTGCTCCAGCAAGCATTGCAAATGCCTGTAACGCAAATACAGCAGGCATGATGGCATTAGCAAGTTGACCAATTTTTCCAGGAAGCATAGATAATGCAAATACTAATGCAGATACTCCCATACCAGCACCCATTGCATTGCCACGCATTGATGTAACTCTTTTACCTACTGCACCACGAGCCTTTGCAAATCTTTTTGTTTTTTGTTTCTGTCCTTCTTGAGTATCTTTTAATACTTTACCAGGGGCTTGTGAATCAGGAACTGTTTTGGGAAAGTAAGTACCAGTTCTTGGATCAATTAATCCTCCAGGCGCTGCGCCAGTCCTTCTTTGACTTGGAATTATTAATGGAACATTTGGTCCAGGAATTGTTCTTGGTGTCCCTGGAATAATAAGTCCTTTTTGAGTTCCAGTTTGTCCTGGAAGTATAAGTCCACTAGATGATTTTTGTTGCTGTCCAGGAAGTATTAAGCCACTTGATGTTTTTGATTCTTGTCCAGGAAGTATTATTTTTCCACCTGGCAAAGGCTGAACTCCAGGCAAAATAAGAGGACTTGCCATCTTTCCAATTTGAGGACCAGTTAATTTTTTATTTGTTGCAATATCTCGTTGTGTTATTGGTTTTCCAGTTGTTGGGCTTTTCATTGTGGATGCAGTTTTTGATAATCTGTCAGCCACTGCCCTAGTCTCATCTATTTGGTTCATCATTCCAACCTGAAGACCACGAGCAATATCTTCTCCAATTGGAATAGTTTTCCTTGATGGAGATGCAGTTCCTGCACCTGTTGCAGCTGCTGCTACTGCAGAAAGAGCAATTTTTTCTCCTATTAATGCACTTCTACGTTGTATCTCTGCTTCTGCAGCAGTACGCATTTGTGGTGGAAGGGCCATACCAGCTCCACCGAGTCGTCTTATTCCACCAGCAAGAACTCTTGATTCTGGTAGAACATGAGCTCTTGTTAATTTTTCTGTAGATGATATTGGAGCTAATCGGTTAGCCCTTTGAACTCCTACCTGGAATCTTGAAGCTTTTCCACTTCTTATACTATAGTGTGTGCTTCTAACTACTTCTCCAGTATTTGGATCAATCGTTACTCCTGGAACTCTTACGTTGCCCCCACTCATAATATCTGCATTAGTGGCGTAGGCAAACTTTCTCATACCAGATGCAATACCAGCTCCTGAAGCTCCTGTAGCTGACAACCTATCTAATATTAAAGATATCTCTTGTCTTTTTCTTGCAAACAATTCACTAATATGTTTTGCTTGTTGACCAGATTCAGCCATTTCTCGTGATGCAATTCTTAGCTGGTCTGTAATTTCATCAGTATATGGAGCTGCTTGCTGAATCATTGAAAGTATTGTTTTATCAGTAAGCCTCATATTTGATTCAATAGATCCTGCAACAGCTGCAGTATTTCTAAGAGATTCTGCAAATCCAGCTGTATCTAAAAATTCTTTACTAAGTCCAAAGCCTCCAGGCGTATTACCTGGTGCAAGCATTGTGTAGGGACCGAGCAATCTTTCTTGTCCTCCGTAAATACTTGGTAAGCCATTTTTAAATCCTGGAATATTTCCAGATATCATTGCATTAATTAAAGGTGCATACTTTTGAGCCATTTTTGCAGGAATTACCGCTTCTCCAGGAGACAGCATTGATGGAACAATATCTCCTGCTCCCTTAGGTCCTGGAACCGAAACAACACCCTTTTCATATCCTTTAACTTTAAATCCTGGACTCATCATTCCAGGGAATCTTGTAGCTGCTGCATTTTGTGCAGTAACCATTCTTTGATACTCTGCTATAAGGCTTCTTACTGCAGCCGCTTCTCCAGTAAATGCCTGTTGAAGCTTCATGTGTGATTGTTCAAGAGATGCTGCTGCTGCTACTGCATTTTGCTGTTCTACACTTAAAAAGTTTGTTTGCTCACCTAAAACTTTAGATTGTCCAGTTAATCTTAAAAATCCATTTCTTAAAAGCATTAAACCTTTAATACCATTGGCAATAAAGTTAGCCATCAAACCAATAGTCATTAGTAATACTGGGCCAAGTCCACCTATATAAAATATGACTTTTGTAATTACTTTTTTGCTTGTATCAGATAAACCATTAAACCATTCTAATAAACCATTAAGCTTATCAAGTAGTGGAGTAATAACTTCTAAAAATGTTTGACCTATTGGTACTAAAGAAACTTTAAGGCTTTCTATAGAAGCACGGAACTTATTCATTGCGCTATCTGCAGTAAGACCTAATTCTTTTTCTGCCAATGCCGCCAAATCTTCCATAGAAGCTGTTGCTAAATCAAGAACACGAGCTGCTTGATTACCATCACGAATTACGTTATCAAATAATGCAGAGAGACGAGCTTGCTGGAACTTACCAAATAGTTGTTCAATAGCCCTTTGTCTTTGTAAATCAGAAAGATCATCTAATGCCTCTGCAAACTCTACTACAGTAGCTTTTAGATTTCCAACATTACTTTCTACAATATTATCAATATCAATGCCCATATCATTGAGCATTCCTCTTGCCTTATCTGAAGGATTAATAAGTGATGCAAGACCAGACTTTAATGCGTTTGCACCTTCTGATGCATTAATACCGCCTTCTTTCATGGCGGCCATAAAGAATGCTAAGTCTTTAATATCTCCGCCAAGCTCTCTTACGATTGGTGCTGCTTTTGGAATAGCAGTAGTAATATCTTCAAGCGATACAACAGTTTGGTTTTCAACTGCGTTAAGGAAGTTAATTGCATCAGCTAAGTCTACAGAAGAAATCCTAAAAGCATTTTGTAACGATATTGTTGTTTCAAGTGCTTTTTGTTGATCAACCTGACCAAGTACTTGAAGTCTTGTTGCTTGCGCTACCTGTGCTTGTAAATCAGATCCAGAAAAACCAGCTGCTGCTGCTTCTGCAGCTAATGCAACAGTATTAGATACAGCAATACCATACTTAGTAAATTCTTTTCCAAGTGCCTGAATAGATTCAAGCGCAAATTGTGTTTCTTCTGGTGCTGTAAATAAATCTCCATAAACTTTTTTAAATTTTATAGCAGCAGTTTCCATATCCATAAAAGCTTTTGTCGCCGCAGTTCCTAACCCAATTAATGGAAGAGTAAAACCAACCATGAGCTGACGACCAGCCCACTGTGTATTTTTACCAAAGTTGAGAAGATTTGTAGATCCTTGTTTTACAAGCTGATTAAATAAAGCTTGTTTTTGTGCTGCTATTTGTAGCTGAGTTGAAACATTGCTTAAATCAAGCTTTGTGGGCATGACTGCAATAGCTTTCATTGCACCGTTTGCATCACGGCCCATCTTAATATATTGAGTTTGTAGCCTCTTTACATTTTCTAAAGCTACCTTATTTACTGTATCTAACTCAGAACGAAAAAATCTACCAAATGTTTTAGTTGAAGCTGCAGAATATCTAAAGTATTCCCGCATTGAAAACTTGTTGCGTTCTAAAGAATCTGAAAAGTTTTCTGCTGTAGTTCTAACTGTACGTAATTCTGCAGAGAACCCTTGAATAGCATTTACGCCATTTATAAAGTTCTTCTGCAGATCACGTTGTGCAAGTGCAGCTGCATCTGTACTTCTTGCTACAGATGAATGAAACCTTGCTATTTCTCTTTGAAGCGATTTTAGCTGTGCTAATGCACTAGACGTATCTATATTTACGCCAATTTCGGCATTTACATCAGCCAATTATTTCACCTCATTTTAAATTGTATTATTGATTTGCGTCAAGAATATCTGGCATTGCTCCAAGCGCTACTCCAGAAGCAGCTTCAACAATCTTATACACTGTTGGTAGATCCAAAAGGTCTTCCAACTTTGCAAGATCATCTGCAATTTCTGGCTTGTATTGCTTCATCGCAATTTGAGCACACTCAACAAGAAGTGTCATTGACTTCTCATTATCTTCTGCCACTGCCGCAACTCCATCAAACTTCTTCAAAAATGGACGAAGAAGAGAGATTTTTAGAG